TCAGGCTTCTACTGTTCGCATCAGGGTCGCCAGTTCGTCTTTGACTGACTGCACCTGCGGGCCGATAACCACCTGCAAATTATGCTGGTTTAACTGTACCACGCCGATAGCGCGGTTAGCCTTCAGGGCGTTGGTATCTACTTTAGACATATCTGCCACCGACAGACGCAGGCGGGTGATGCAGTTATCCAGCGAGGTAATGTTATCCGCACCGCCCAGCGCCGCCAGAATGGCAGGGGTGTTATAGCCGGATTTGCCAATCGTACCCGCAACCGCCTGTTCAACGCTGGTGGCCGCATCGGTATCACGACCCGGCGTTTTCAGGTTAAAGCGGGTGATGGCGAAGCGGAAGATACCGTAGTACACCGCGAACCAGATCGCTGCTACTACGGGTACCAGATACCATTTGGTCGACAGGCCATGCAGGATGCCGAACACCACAAAGTCGATCACGTTGCCGTCGGTGTTGCCGATAGTCACACCCAGCACCGCCATCACGGTAAAGCCCAGACCGGTCAGCACAGCGTGGATGAGGTACAGCACCGGGGCAACGAACAGGAACAGGAATTCAATCGGTTCGGTGGTTCCGCCCACCACGCAGGCGATCACACCGGAGATCAGCAGGCCTTTAATTTTGTGACGGTTTTCCGGGCGAGCACAGTGGTACATCGCCAGGGCTGCGCCCGGCAGGCCACCGAGGAAGGCTGGCATTTTACCCTGGGACAGGAAGCGAGTGGCGCTCTCCGAGAAACCGTGGGTGGTCGGGCAGCTCAGCTGCGCCTGGAAGATGGTCAGCGCGCCGCTCACATCGTGACCGCACACCTCCATCGTACCGCCCGCTTCAGTGAAACGGATCAGGGCGACAAGAATATGCTGAAGTCCAAACGGCAGCAGCAGACGTTCACCGGTACCGAAGATCATCGGTCCAAAATCACCGGCACCGTTAATGATGCGGCCAATGCCGGTAATGCCCATGGCAAAGACAGGCCAAATCAGCGGGATCACAAGGCCAAACAGACCCATCACCACAAGGGTGATAATGGGCACAAAACGGGTGCCACCAAAGAATGCCAGCGCGTCCGGCAGGCGGATATTGTGAAAACGCTCGTGCAGCATCCAGATGATCACACCCGCGATCACTGCGCCGAGGATCCCGGTATCAATAGACTGAATACCAATCACGCTCTGTATGTTGTTGGCCTTGAGTACTGCCGCATCGGTGGTCGGCAGGATGCCTTTGGCAGTGAGCCAAAAGTTGACCGCCAGGTTCATCACCGCATAGCCAACGAAACCGGCAAATGCCGCGACACCTTTGTTTTCCCGCGCCAGGCCCAGCGGGATAGCGATACAGAACATCACCGGCAGGAAGCTAAAGGCAAAGGAGCCGACCTTGCTCATCCAGATGAATCATGATTGAAGTGATATTGATATGTTAAATCAGACACTTAAGATTATGCGGTTTTTCTATGGGGCATCAGTGGGGCATTTTGAGTAAATGATGCGTTCAAAATGCCCACCTGGTCATGGTTATTCTCGGTCATCCATTTGCCGTAAACCGTGAATAGCATTTGCGCTGACGAATGGCCCATCTGGTGTGCAACGAAATTTGGGTTCGCTCCGGCGACCAGTGCCCAGCACGCATATGTGTTTCTGGTTTCATAAGACCGTCTTTGCCGGACGCCTGCACGACGCAGGGCAGTGCGCCATGCTGAATTAATGGATCCGGGAACGTAGCACATCGTCTTCTTACCGTTCATTGAAGTAATGGACGGGGAGAATATAAAGGTGCATTCATCGGTTCTCTTTTTTTTGTATTCCCGCAGGCTGACGCTTACCTTGTGGGATGCCATCATTCTGGTCAGTGGCATTTGCGCCTTGAGGGCATCAATTGCTGGCTGGGTCAGCTGTATCGTTCGAATCCCGGCGTTGGTTTTTGGCAGGGTGAAGTTTCCCTTCAGGGAATAGTTACGTGACACCGTAACAGTCCAGTTAACAGTATCCACATCCTCCCAGGCTAACGCGCTTAGTTCGCCATGCCTGACGCCTGTATTTACCGCAAAGATAACCATATTCTGAAACTGTAGCGTTGGGCAGGCCGCAACCACTCGCTGATACTCGTCAGAATTAAGAGGATCTGGAACGGGCCTTTCTTTTGCAAGCGGGGTAATACCTGCCATCAGATCGGTTTTTAGGTATCCACTTTTGAAAGCAAAGCCCAGCATCCCGCCAAGACATGCCATATAGCTATTGACTGTAGGAACGCTTCTTCCCTTTTTGGGCGGATGATTTAGCCCATGCCTGGTCTTCTGCCAGCCGTTCAGTAGCTCCTTCCTGGCACTAAGGATATCTTCAGTGTTCAGGCTGCCGATGTACCTGTGCTCACCAATTGTTTCGATAGTGGTTGTGAGGTGGCAATCGTAACGCCTCAACGTCCCGAGGCTAAGCTCCATCTCCTTAAGGCCAAGCCATTTCGATTTCAGTTCAAGTAGTGAGATTTGCTTTCTGACAGTACTGAATTTCTCTGAGTTCGATGAATCAGGGAATTGTGAGGCATAGTTGAATGTGCCTGTCTTTATCGCAAAGCATACCGAAGCCCGAAGCTCGCCTGCCATTTTCCTGTTTTTCGGCGTGTCAGGAACGCCGAGATTTTCCCTGACACGCTTCCCCTGATATATGAACCATATGCGTAACGATTCTCCATGAACCTCTACTCCTGTTGGGTATGCTGCCATAATCATTCCTCGTTTGATGTGCCAAAGGACATTTAAGCAGATATCCTCCGGCGTTTCGCTGGGCTTTGGTGCTCGATCCAGTGGTTTATCTCATCGCGGTTGTACATGATTGGGCTGTTTTGCTTAGGTGCCATATCAGGGGAAACATGACGATAATGCTTCCCCTCCATCCAGGTAGACCGGCGGGCATGCTGAATCATGTGCTTTGACATGCCGGTCGTCGCAGTTAAAAGCTCTTCTGTGACCCATTTATTCGGTACCAGCTGAATAATGTCGCTCATGGTTCTCTCCAGGCAAAAAGAAGCCCTCGCAATGGAGGGCTGAAAGGGGGATAACGTGGCAGTGCATTCGCACCCAATAGCCAGCTCATAACTGGCTATCAGTTGCGTCAGCCTGGAATGACCACGATGACGGTATTCACCATTGTTCCAGATGATTTAAATGCACCTTCAGGCAGTTCTTCTATGTGACCGCCGCGTTCCTCGATTAACTGGCGGAAATCAGTTGTAAGCTTGTTGCTGCGAAACGTAACAGATGAAGCCATAACCGATACCAGCAGACCACCATGCTTGATGAATTTCAGTGCGTGAGAAACGTGCTTGATGTCCGCCTGTCGGCCGAAAGGTGGATTCATAACCACGCGGTCATAAACCGGATCCGGATTGACAGTAAGGAAGTCAGTCGGTTTACCGATACCTGAAAGTCGGAGATTGAGACCGTGAAGGATGTCGTTGTTCGCTGGCATCAATTCATACATATCGATCATCACATCTGCTGCTGCGCTATGAGCTGCTTTAGCAATTGCTCCCTGACCGGCGCTTGGTTCCAGAACGCGCATCCCATCCCGGATATCTGCTAAGTGAATAACATGCCTTACAACGTCAGGTGGGGTAGGAAAGAACTCAAAATCATCCTTCGGAACTACGACGTCGCCCGTAAGAATAATTTGCTCGATGCGATCGGAGGCATCGGTATCAAAAATGTGCGCTTTGGCTTTGCGGTTCCATTTTCCTCCAGCCGCCTCCAGTACCTTGTTTGTTCTGGTGTAGAGGTTGCGATCAAGCTGACCGATAAGGAAGAGTTGCGGGCCATTACACTCTGCCGCGCTCAGTACGTTCAGAACTTCATTATCTACTCGCATTCGTTAATCTCCGGGCGTAAAAAAAAGCCCTTATGGGCCTATGTCGATATTCATGCCGCACGCATAGCGCGCAGGCGTTTAATGTGCTCGCTCGTCTCCAGTTCGGCGCGGATCTGCTCCGCCTCCCGGTGGTCGAGTGGTTCAAAGTCTTGGGTAAATCTGTCGATTGACGCGGTGTTGATCCGCCCCTGTCGCCAGTAGCGGACCACTTCTGATGTGGTGGAATGAATAATTACGGGCCAGTTATGCTGGTCAGCGTATATCTGGCCGCGCTGGATTAGCTTGAACATTGGCTGACTCCTGCAAAAGGAGGTAGACGATTGCCACGGCGCGCAGCGGGTTACGGTGAGTGGCGCTGATGCCCGATTCGTGGGATGCCTGCCAGACGGTCTTCCCTGATGGAGCAAGCCCGATTCGATGCTTCTTCATTGTCGGGTAAAGCTCTTCCGCTTTGTGTAGAGGGAAGAAGCCGGTGGTGGCTTTGGTTCCGCACCAATCCCAGCTAAGTTGAGCGCCGCCTGCGTGGTGAGGGCTTATTTCTGCTTCATATTTTGGCTTGATAAGTTTTGCGAGAAGGACGCTAATCTCCCCATCACTCAGCTTGCTGTAATCCATCAGGCACCTTCCTCGAAGACTGATATGCCGAAATGCTCACCTGAGTTTTTTACACAGGGAGATGCCAGGCCAAGCTCAAGTGAGCAGGAGAAAACATTCCCGTTATGGTCTGCGGTATAAGCGCTGCCAACCGTCCAGTAACCAGGTGTCACCACTCCGCAACCGCATTCGCACGTCCATTCCAAGCCATTAGGAAGGTTGATCACATCAGTTGGCTCGCGAATAACTTTAAAATCAATGTGCGGATACTTGTCGAAAATCTGGAATATATCTAGCCGATAAATATCAGAATCAAATTGTTCGATATCCATCACAACCCCCTCTGCTTGTTCCGCAATTCCATCTCACCCTGGCAATCAACGCACATCGTGCATCCCGGATACGCTTTCCGGCGCGCATCGCTGAGCTGTTCATCGCACTCAACACAGTGCGTTGACGATACCGCATCACGGTTAATCCGGTGAGCACTCAACGCAGCATTACGCTGCAACTCTTCGACGGCTGATGCGTCATCTGCAAAATCTGCCATGGTCAGTGCTCCTTAAACTGGCCGTTGATGCGACCGATCGTGTAGACGAATAATAAAAAAGGGACGCCAAGTCCCTTTATCTTCTCGAAGTGCTTAGCCAGTAGCGGCCTGCTGACAGCATCGAATTTTGGCTTTGGCTTCTTCGCCAGTTCAGCCTTCATCTCATCGCTGCAGCGCTTTGCGGTAGAAAGCATCACGTTCTCCTGCTCAACGGTCATCTTCTTCATGCTGCCTCCCGCCGGGCGATAAGTTTCGCTCCGAAAGTCATTAATACGTCGCGCTCCACGAAAGTGGATTCGCAGTGTGTTCGCGGGAATGGCCGCCAGATGATGAGCATGGACCCTTTATTGTTTCCTGACGTCGGCTTGCCGGTGGCCGGGTTGATGAATGCCAGCCGCCCGGCGGTGATGAAGCGCACCTCGCTCGCAGTCTCGATAGCCTCACGGAACCAGCCGACGGACGTATCAGCCGGAACCAGCATTACGGTGCCGATCTGATTCTTGCTCTCCGCTGCGGCTTTCTTCACGAATGGCGTAATGTCGCTATAAGGTGGATTGAGCCAGGCGTAACCGGGGATGGTGAGGTAATCGGCCCACGGAGTTTCCAGCGTATTCTGCTCTGCGGTGATGAACTTGCGGCACAGCGTGTTATGCGGCGCTGCAGCGGCGTCCAGCTGAAAGCAGAACTCAGCATCCAGTGCGGCGAACAGTGCCGGTGGCGTTCGCCATAAATCACGCTGATCTGCTGGCGTGTTACTTCCGGTGTAATCGGTCATGCCGCCTCCTGCCTGTTGAGATATTCCTCAGCCAGTCGCTGCGCCTTGAGTGGGTTGCGGATAACGTCACCCCATGGCATCAGCCAGCCGTTAGGCCCGACAATGAATGCCAGGCGAAGTCCGTGGACTACTATGTCGTCGTGAGCGTGTTTCATTGCGTCACTCTCATTTCAGGTTTAAGCCGATATTCCATTCCCCCAAGGCATTTCCCGCCAAACTCCTGACCCCACGGCGTCGCATCACACATCTCCTTCACCATCTCCAGCTCAGCAGCAGTGATGTACTCGCTTTTCTCTTCCAGTGAGCCACCCCAGCCCGCGTAGAAAGCTTCGTGAGTGACCAGGTTAACTCCGGCGTTGAAGCATCCGTCGCCCGGGTTAACGCCGCTCCAGTAGGTAGCAATAAAGTTGCGCTCATCAACGCTTAGCAGCCGGATAAGCGTCTCTTTCGAGTAGTGGCGTCTGCCAGATATGTGGTGCATAGCGAATTGCGGGTGTGGTTAACCCGCCTCCGTGAGGTGAAATAGGATGGTAAGAAGGGGGTTACTTCTGGACTAACTTCTGCCAGATAGCAGAGACATACTTGGCCTGATGAATGGCATCATCCAGCGCGCTGTGGCGGGTTCCTTCGAATGGCATATCGCGCTTAGGGTCGAAGCCGATCGCTTTACCCATCTCAACGACAGTGCGCACATCGCGGTCATTCCACCATTGCCATGGTGCTTCCTGCCCGGTAAGCGCGTAGCTGTTGCGGAGAATGACGCAGTCGAACGATGCGCCGTTGCCCCACACCTGAACGAATCGCGGCTTTGAGTGCTTGGCGATGAAATCAGACAGCCAGCACAGGGCGGTTGAAAGGTCCTGCGTGTCAGTGGTTAACGATTTGCGAGCATCTTCGCCTTGCTCCATCCACCACAGGATTGTTGAGGCGTCAGGCCGTGCGCGGAACCGCATTGATGATTCAAGTGATACGTTCACCTGGAAGTCATCTCCAGTTGCGCCAGTGTTTGGATCAAAGAACACAGCGCCAATGGAGATGATCGGCGCATAAGGCCCGTTACCCATCGTTTCGAGGTCAATCATTAAGTGGTTCATATCTTTCCTTAAAATGGGATATCGTCATCGAAATCCATTGGCGGCTCGTTAGACGGAGCTTGCGCCGCGCGCTGCTGCTGACGTTGTGGCTGAGATGCCGCCTGCTGGCTCTGTTGTTGACTATTTCGTGGCGGAAGGTCGATATCCCGCACAAGAATGGTGGGTGTCTGCACCTGCGATCCGTCCTGCTTGGTCCATTCTTCAACGACGAACTCACCCGTCACCGTGACCTTTGCACCCTTAACAATCGCCGTGGAGAGCTTCTCAGCCATCGCGCCGAACATCTTGCAGTTCAGCCAGGAGGTTTTCTCGTTGTCGCCGAACCCGGACTTAGCCGGGATCGAGAACGAGGAGATGTGTTTACCATTTGGGGTGACGCGGAGAACTGCGTCTTTCCCGACATTGCCAGAAACTGTGATCGTGTTAATTGCCATTTATGCCGCCTGAGTTTGTTGCTGGAGTTCGCGTCCGCGAGTTTTATAAGTTTCGGTAGCACGGGCCTCATGCTCTTTGGAGTTGCCGAGTTTCGGCCACACCTCTTTGTACGCCGTCTTCAGTTCTTCGACTGACTGAGCCAGCGCCGCTTTATCGGCAAACTCTTTCAGCGCATCCTCAGCGGCCTGCGGGGTGATGTAATGCACCTCAGCATCCGGATCGACAGCGGTCTGCTCTGTCGGGATACAGAAGGTCTGGAAAGCTGCGTATTTGTAGGCGATCGACATGGCCTTGTTGGTGGCCTTGTCACCGCTGTCCATCGCCTCGCCATAGGTCACTACTGTGTGCTTACTGCCGTCCTCGGTGGCGACAAAATCAAACTCAGCCTTAACTACGACGTAGAACAGAACGCCGCCGGTCTTTGTGGTGCGCTCCGTCACGGTGCGTTCGGTGATGCGGGGTAGAATTACTAGGCCATGCTTCGCCAGCATCGGGGCCAGCGCGTTGTAGACCTGGTCGATGCCGCGGAATGCAAATCCCTGCTGTCGGTTCTCACGGTCCTTACTGATGCCGACCTCTGCCATATCCCTGGCGACGGCGCTGATGGCTTTATAAACACTCATACATTCCCATCCTCTCTGCCTGCTGCTCCGTGCGGTGATCGGCGAGCGCTTCCTGCGCCGCCAGTTCGTGGGTCATTGGCTGCTCTGCAATGGAGCCAGTCATCAGATTGACGAACTCGTCTTCATCCCAGCGCTCCATAGCACTCATGCTGCACGCTCCTGGTGAAGGACGGTGTAGCCCTGCTCAGCCAGCCATTCGATGATGACAGCGCCATCCAGTTGGTTAAGCAACTCTCTGGTGTCGACTGTGCCGGCCAGCGTTACGCCTTCAAGCTCAAGCCTGATGGTGTTGTGCTGACCTACAGATGTGCGCATCTCTGCGCACTCGCATGTGATGTTCATGGTTACTCCTGAATATTTGCGTCACCCGGCACCGATTGGCTGCCAGATGTGAAATGTGGTGGGGGATTACTTGCCGAGGGCTTTGGCGATTGCTGCGCGGGCCTGCAACAACGCTGGGTTGTCAATTGATGCTTCGAACTGATACGACTCAACCATTTTTTGCAGCGCCTCCAGTAAATCAGGCGCTGCGGCGATGAGGCGCATATTGGCGTTATACTCATCTGTCAGCTTACCGCCCGTACGTTCTGGTCTGTGACAAATCGCTTTGTACCAGACGCTGTCAAATTCTGTCCCTACTGCGTCACAGCACGGGCCAGCTACTTCCCACGGGCCAGGCGTTCCTTCAAACTTGTCCATGCTCACCTCCATGATGATTCGAATTACCGCGATACCACGGCATACCAGCGGCTCTCTTCATCTCTTCGTTGGCTTCCATCCACTTGGTGCCGTTGCGTTGTGCTATGGCGTCACGGGCTTTCTGCTGGGCCATACGGAGTAACTGGTGATTGATGGTCATGATTGTTTCTCCACCTGCTCAAGCAACCCGGCATACGCCATCTGCGCCCGGTCCAGGGTTATTGATTCACGCGGCTTATCGACCGATGAGAGCTTCCACTCGTTATCGTTTAATTTCGATGCGGTGTACTGCTTGCCGTTGTGGGTGACTGTCATGAGGCCTCCCGCTTTTCTTTGATATCGGCGCGGAGGTGAATCTCTTTTCCATCAGCTGCCGGGAATATCAGGATGTCATCACGAACCGCGAGAAGGTGGGCCACTGCGAAGAGCGCCTCGTCAGTCACATCAAACTTCTCGCCAGTGAACTGACGGACACCGGGTGCCAATTTGCTTGGCTTTGACCGACCCGCAAAAATGCGCTTAGTCAGACCTGAAAAACCTACCGTAATTGGATTACTCATAATCATCTCCGCGCTTAAGCCGCGCCGCTGAACGTTAAAAAACCCTGCACATATAGCGTATTTATTTCCGTTGGCGGTGGATGGCCGCCGTCTCATAACTGAGTCGCCTACTTGAAGCGACTGAGGTATGAAAAAAGCCGCTGGTTAGGCGGCTTTGTGATGATTGGTGCCGGGATATTTAGTCACGCCCGGCGCGTGATTTCCTTCACTTTCCACAGTCAAAGGAATGCCGTAGACTGCTGTTTCCACAGTCAAAATAAGGAAATGTTTATGGCAATCTATACCGTTCGTGTGGTTTTGCGCGGAGCTGAATGGGACACTTATGAAAAGCTTCATGAAAGCATGCGGGCATCAGGATACACACGAGAAGTAACCGGCGACGATGGCGTGGTTTACAAGCTACCTGACGCCGAGTACGTTACAACCAAAAGCATTGGCGTCTACCAGGTTCGAGATGAAGTCCTGCGTATTGCAAAGACTTATAACTTTGATCCGCAGGTTCTTGTTACAGAAGCTGTTCATTGGGCGTGGGCTTTACCGAAGGCTTGATGCGCCTCCATTTATGGCAGCCCCCTCATTAAACGACTTTCTGTTCTGAATTTCGTAGCGAAGCGTCTTTATCGAAATATCCATGGCATCGGCAAAACTGATGCCTTCTTCATCTGCTAGTTCCTGAACTACCTTTCTCAATTCACTGTCCAGATTTTCCATACTCACCCCTTTGTTTATTCACCGCAGGCCACTCGACCAGCTGATTACTTGAAGAAAAATAAGACGTAAACCCATAAGCAGAGCACCATGAACTGAGCGATTATTTCGCTATCCATCATTTGAAAAATTGTTCCGTGTTTGCTTCCAGAACCGCCAGGGCAATGCTGAGTCCAGTGATAATCGAACCATCAATCGTCCCGGTTGCCTCGGGTGCAGGAAGTTTGGCCCCGGCCTTGCGCAGCGAATCCTTGGTTTGCTGAATGGCTTGCAGCATGGCATCGCGCTGTTTTGCGAGATTGGCACTGATGTTCTTTTGGCGCTTTACCTCTGCACGTGCCTCAATATCGAAAAACTCGTCATGGTTTAGAGGAATGTTCGTTTTGTTCATGGGTGACTCCCGTTGAAATGCTTTGGTGGTGTGGTGGCTTATCGCTTTTCTGTGCTCAAGCAGCTTGGCGAGTCTTGCTTGCATCCGTCTTGGTTAAGCGCACTCACAGCGCTACTCAGGTGGTTTAGCTTGCATCTCGTATGGCTCATCCAGCCACACCCCAAAGCATTCCTTTCTTTGGCCAGCGCCAACTCACTGCCAGTGTTGCCCATTCTCACGCCGTTCTCGCTCTCGCGCGGGGATAACCTCACACCGGCCGGATCGCACCCGGTGCTACGCCACGTTTTCGTGTAGGGGTCTAAACAGGTCATTGACGCTGTAAAACTCTGCATATTGTTAAAGAGCATCGAATCGGTAGTGGTGCGCCGTTCTTCTTGGGGTAGATATTGTACCAATAGTTCATGTAAGTAAAGTACCAAAAGTACATATTTGAGGTGTAAGCAGTTCATTTTCAGTCATATTATTGATTCAAAAGGAAATTTAGTTTTTACGACATTGTTTTGATGCGCTAATGTGTGTGCTTGGTTGAAAAATGTACTTAAACTCCATGATATGCTTCACAAGATATCGGTGGAGGTGGGTATGCATATAGACGAAGATCGTTTGGACATGATTGTTCGGGCAATAGGCGCGGCAGTCGTGCAGATTATTGCTGACGGCAATGAGCTCAGCCGGAGTGCCCTGATAGATCAGCTGGAACGTAACCGGCGTGAAACCGGTAATGTGATAGGGAAGGGCGTGAACAGGGATGCGGCGGAGCTGGTGCGGAAGGGGCAATAAAAAAGCCCGCACGGGCGGGCAGGTAGTGTTGCGATAGTTATTGTTATCAGCTTCAGGCTGGATAGTTATCGGCAGAATGGCGGATAGCTTTATGGGTGGGCAATAAAAAACCCGGCTCGTGGGCCGGGTTAAATTGCTTGTCTGGCAAATTGTACTATTGATGCTTCATCTCTGTGCTCTGTGTGATTAATACCATTCTCATCGAATGTCTTACGAATTTCACGCATCGCTTTTACCTCAATGTCACTTGGCTGGTAAGGCGAATCTATTGTAAACAACACACTAGAGATAGATAAAATTTTCTCACTGGCGGCGCGTAGAATCTTTGCCGTCCAAGAGTCGCAGTGCTCCATCATTTTTTCTGGCTTGTCCTGCGTGAATGCCAAGGGTTTGATAGCACATAAGATCTCACCCTCTTGACGAGCGACAAATGGTAAAGAAAAGCGCGTCAACTCTCCGCCAAGTGTCTCTTTTTTAAAAGCATTTTTGAGATCGCTATAATGACAGAAACGATTCTTAAGTTCCCTTGTCAAGATAGCTTCACGAGATTCTTTTGTCACTTCTGAATGGTTTACAAACTTATTAAAAAGTCTATCCGTCATTTCCTGAGGGCATTCAGACATTACAACTCTCGCGGGACTAAAATGAATGATGGATTCCTTTTTACCAATTAAGTAATTGAAAAAATTTGCTAATTTATCAGGATTGCTAAATTTATAACTTTGTTCTTGGGCAAACTTTAGCTCTCTTGCAATTGCATCTTTCGCATGAGGAAAAATTATTTCATCTTGGAAAAAATTTTTTACTCTTGCATTGTTACCTTGAGTCAGTTGAAAGTGAAACTGCCCTAATTTTGGGGCACAAAGAACCACACCGACGTTAACGAACTCTTCGGTTTCTGCATATGGCGCATATCTAATAATGCTATATAGGCATGGTGTGGTCATTTTATATTACTCCAAAATTCTCTGTCGTTTACTCTGTTTAGGCAGCTTATTATCTCGTTCAACATCAGTTCGCGTTCTTCATCAGATGAAAACCACTCATCCGGCACCTGATTAAAATTCTCCTCAACTGAACCAATAGCAGCGTTTGCAAGATCCATCAGTTCGGGTTCATCAAGTATGTCGAACTCCCATTTTCTTCCTTTTGCAGAATACACGTGGACCTCATACTCATCATCAGTCGTATCCTGCGCGAACGCTAGATTATGGTCAATCAGGTAATACCTATTGTTGATAGCATCAAAAATTATATTTACATTCCCACCGATGTCAGTCAGTGATCGGTCTGCATTGTTTATCCATCGATCAAAAAAGAATATTTTCTTCTGATCCTGTACGTTTACAGCGTTGCGGGCTTGTTGAATATTTATGGTTGAGGCTCTTTCAACAAAGCGAGTAGCAAATGCAGGGCCAGGCGAAAGTTCACCGCGTAAATCAGGCATGAATTCGATTATTTCTTGACCAACATCTACAATGCAGAACTCTGGGCAAGACAGACCTATAGCCCTGGCAAGATGAGCAGAAATGTATTCTGCTACAAGCTCTTTTTGCCGAAGTTTCGGCTTGCCTTTAACTATGTAAGCCAGCCCATCTTGGCAAGTGCAAAGGAACGGCTTAGTCATCCCGTCGTTCATGCGTCTAGTATAGGCTGTAACTTGTAGATAGTTATTTTGCAAAATCTGCTTTCCCTAGAGATAGAAACTAAATTTTGATACAGGAAAAATTCAAACAAGTGCATAGCGTTTACACCTGAACGCATCTGAAACACCTAGAACCATCTATGCGCCGAGGATAAACCACTTACCTCTACTCAAAGATATCCTCAGGCCACCTTTACCAGCTATGCTCCGACCAGAACCCCTTGCCGATCACGCGAATCGCTTATAAGCCTGCGACTGACAAAGCAGCACTTTGCCCATGATGTGCAGGCGATCTTCTTCCGCCTCGTCGATATACCACGCGTTATAGTTTGGGTTGTCAGAGAGCACCGCAAGGCGGTCTTTTTCCATCTGTAGGCGTTTAATGTGTAGTGTTCTTCCGAAGACAAAAACATATACCCCGTCGCCATGGAATCTGTTAACAGAGACATCAACAAAAATCTGATCGCCAGGCTCAATGGTGCCTTCCATGCTGTCTCCAGTCACGGTGATCATCTTTACGTTCTCAGCTGGGCGCCCGCCAAAAATAGACTTGGCATGTTCCGAAGCATATTCAATGAGATGCACGGTTTCCACCACCTCTGAATCGGTATAAACCCCAGGACCTGCGCTTGCCTGTACATCCAGAACGGCCACTCGATAACCTTTCCTAACTGGCGCGGCTGTAGGTGCCCGCGCGAAATCATCATCATCTCCATCACCGAGCAACCAACCTGGCACTACATCAAGCATAGTCGCCAGTTCAGCCAGCTTTCCTCTTCTCGGGATTGACTCGGCGTTGAACCATTTACTAACTGCTTTGGCTGTGACTTTTTGCGCCGAGGCTATAGCAGCCTGACGTCCGTGTTTTTCCATGCCCGCTCTGTCACAGGCCAGTGCTAGCCGGTGGGCAAAGATTTGTCGCACTTTTTCTTCTTGAACCATAGGTTCAATCATAATACCGCTTGCGTGAACTATCAGTTCCGTCATAATATGTACTTACGGTTCATTAATAAGGTTGTTTTATGCAAATCACAACGCTCGGAGATGTCATCAGGACGGTTCGTGTATCCGTCGTAGCCAAAGCATGCGATCGCACCCCAAGGGCGATTTACAAATGGATTGCTCGTGGCGCTTTACCGCGTACCGACTTCACCCAGGAGACGGACTACGCAGGGAAGATTGCTGCGGCCTCTGGCGGTAAGTACTCCGCTGAAGAGATCCGTAACATCAGCAAGCCGCAGTAAGTATGCACCACCGTTCTTTAACAATCTGGAACCCATTTTACCGGCTGAGTAATCAGCCACGAATATTCATTTAACTAAAGGGAATACAGATGCAAACACTTACTTATCAAAATCATAACAGCAGTTTGTACCGGACCGTGAGATTTGAATCTCAGGCAAAAACGGCCCAAATCGACGATCACGAGAATCTTTGCTCTGCCGTCCGGTGCTGGGCGAATGAGATGGGAGGCCAGCTATTCGTTGCTCTTACCGTCGCTGATGCCTGGCGCGATATGGGCGGGAAAGGAATCGATATCAACGCTGAGCCGCTGTACTGGAGGACGAAGTTTTTTCGCTGGCTGGATAACAGGAATGGATCAGACGAAGCCCGCGCCAACATAGCCACGATGCGCCCGGCCATCCTGAGCAAGATGCCAGACGAGATTAAACGGCGGTTTGGCTTCGAAGCAGGCCCAACGAGCGCTGAGCTGGTTGCTTCAGTCGTTAAGGAGTGCAGCGAATTTCAGCAGGTGAGCATTCTCGGTGCGCCAGTGGGTGAAATCGTGAAGGAGGGTAGAGAGGCCATTGAGTCGATCATGAACCTGATTCCGAGGGAGTCCTGGGGGCAGGTCCTGGGAGGTTTTGTAACGATGATACCGGGGATTATGTGATGGGAATTATCAAAAAGGCGAAAGCCCCTCTGCGGGAACAGAAAGGGCTCTCAGGTGTAATCACGTCAGTAAATTACGAGGTCATTATGACAAATGCTAATCCAAAACGCCAGGCGCAGGAGGTTTAACTGTGTCGAACGTAGCTTACGCAAATTTCGCGGCTCACTCCGCCGCAAGGAGCAACAGGATGGAGAACCAGAAATCTGGTTACGTCCCGTTGTACCGGAGCATCAAGAAGAAGTCATGGGCTAAGGATGTATTCCTTCGCGCGCTGTGGGAAAACCTGCTCATTGAAGCGGCCAGGCAGCCATACACGGCATTCTTTAAGGGCAAGCAATGGCCCCTGCAACCCGGTCAACTGGTCGTCACTGCTGCAGATCTTGGCCTTCAGTTGTGTGACCGCCAGGGCAACCCAACCAGTCGTGATGCAGTGGAGAGAATGCTGTCTGTTTTTGTCCGCGAGGGGATGATTTCTATCGAGGGAGAGAAGCGAAAAGGCAGGGTGATCACCATCACAAATTATGTCGAATATGCTCAAAAAATGGACGATTTACCCGCACATAAAGCCGCACATGCAGGCGCACATGGCGAGGCCAGTAATGGCGAGGGTTCAGGTGGGTATGCCGCACATAAGGCCGCACAAATACCCGCACATCATGAACAAGAAGGTAATAACAATAATATAAATAATAAAACCCTTACGTCCGAGAATTCTGACGAATCCTCTGACAAGCCCGCGAAGAAATCACCTGTTCTGAAACCTAATGCTGCGATCCAGAGCGGCGGTAAGTGGGGAACCTCTGAAGACCTCCGCTGCGCCGAGTGGCTGTTCAGTGAAGTGCAGCGCATTGCCCCATCTGCAAAGCAACCTGCCTGGGCGGGATGGGCTAACGATATTCGCCTGATGCGCGAGAGAGACGGCCGGACACACAAAGAAATCGCTCAGCTGTTCAAGTGGGCCTGCAACGACAGCTTCTGGCAGGGCAACGTGTTATGCCCGTCAACGCTGCGTGACAAGTGGACTCAGCTGGATATCAAGCGCAACAAGCAGGCGGCGGCACCGGCCTCTGGTAAGCCAAAAATCGACATGAACAACACTGACTGGATACACGGGGTGGACCTATGAAAAGCCTTGCCGAGCAGATGCACAATTTCGATCGCGAACAGATGCGTCGCGTAGCGCACAACCTGCCAGAACAGTACGAAGACAAAGCGCCGGTTGAGCGGGTGGCTCAGGTCATCAATGGCGTGTTTACCCAGCTCACGGCCACATTTCCGGCGGCTGTCGCAAATCGCAGCCAGGAAGACATGAACGAGCTGCGCCGCCAGTGGGTGCTGGCATTTCGTGAAAACGGTATCAGCACGATGGAGCAGGTTGCCGCCGGGATGCGCGTTGCCCGCCGACAGGAGAAGCCTTTCCTGCCATCGCCCGGACAGTTCATCGCCTGGTGCAAATCGGAAATGGCAAGCGTCGCCGGACTCCCGACTGCTGACGAGCTGGTGAGCCAGGTCTATCAGTACTGCCGCGACCGGGGCCTGCACCCTGATGCTGAGTCATACCCGTGGGAGTCGAATACTCAGTACTGGATGATCACCGGGCTGTACCAGAACATGCGAGCAAACGACCTGAGCGATGCCGAGCTGCGCCGCAGGGCTGCCGGTGAGCTGGCACTCATGGCGAACCGGATAAACGCCGGAGAAGTGATTCCAGCACCCACCAAGACACTCCCGATCCTGGGTGGAAAACCACTGGGCAGATCGCAAAGCCTGGCCAGGCTGGCAGAGATTCGCGAAAAGCACGGGCTGAGGGGGCCGAAATCATGAGCATGACAATCCGAGAGCAGTTACTGGCGGCCATGCGCAACAACCCGGGAATCAACACCGTCATGCTGGCCTCAATGCTGGGCATGACCACCAAGAAGATATCCGGGCCGCTGAGCACCCTGCTGGCTGACGACCTGATAGCTTTCGAGGGCAAACACGGCCAGCGCCTGTACAGCCTTACCAGTTACGGCATGCGCTACGCACCAGACACCATCCCCGAAATTACCCGCGGTAAATCGGCGTTAGTCCAGCGCACCGACAGCAATGTGATCTGCCAGGAATGCCGCCAGAGCGAGGTGATGAAGCGCGTTCTGATGGTCTGGGGAAGGGCTCCAGCATGAGTACACCTAACCCTCTTAACAACCTATTCAATCAGTGCCTGGCATCAGTCAGGGGCGGGAGAGCAGAAGTATGAGCAAGCCAACCTATGAAGAACTGGAAAGCACTCTAAAAGAACTGCGCCGTAGGGCTTTTTCAGCGCGTCGAAATTCACATAATTGCGGCCCGTTCCAGTATTCGGACTTATGCGAAGAAATTATTGATATGACCAAGCTGGTCAAGGAGCAGCCCAATGAGCAACATCAACAAACAGGCTCTGCGTGAAAGCGCAGAAAGCACTATCGGCATTCTGGAAAACATTGCTGGGTTCGAACCTTCAGATATCGACGGCGACACTGTAGAGCTTCGCTTTGAAACTGAGGGCGGATTCGATACCGGTTGTGACGTGAGCATTGTTGATCAGTGCCAGAAGGCCGCCGATGTAGTTCGGGCGCTGCTGGATGAGCTGGAAGCCGCACAGAGCTACGCAAAAGAACGCGACGAAGAGAATCAAGACCTGATGCTTACCGTTGGTCGTTTGCGGGTTGAGCGTGAAACGAGTGAGGCCGAGATGGGTAATGCTCTCTGCCAGCTTCTCCCCGGGTGCCATTACATGGACCAGCCAGATGGTGGCGACGTTACGCCACTTGAGCAGGTGCGCCGGATGGTGGCTGATTATCGTGAGCGCATCGCTGAACTGGAGGCGCGGAAGCTGGTCGTAAATCTACCTGCTTACGTAGACGGTCGAACTCTTGGATACGGCGAGGTAAACCACATGATTGACCTGTGCGCTGATGCTATCGAGAAAGCCGGTCACGCCCATGGCATCATCACTAAGGTGGGGGAGTAGGGATATGGCTAAACTGACCAAAGAAGAAAAAGCCTGGGTGAAGCAGATTAATGCGCTGCTGGCCGCGTGCCCGTCTAAACGCCTGGCATTTGCTACTACTGGCGATTGTGATGTGTCGATTTTCGACGTGACGCGCTACGGCGAAATCTGCGATTCACAGCAATCAGAAAAAGGCGAGTTTATTTCCGCAGCTGGCCGTATCGGTGCGTTGTTTGATGAGCGACTGAATTTCCCGAACCCGGTTGAAAGCACAGCAGGATAAGGACTAACCCATGACTAAACTCACCAAAGAGCAGTTGATTGAGAAACGTGAGCGCCGTCTTGCGGTAACAACCCATTACCCTGATGTTGAAGAAGCGCAACTCGATGCGCAAATCTTCAAAATCGCACTGGCAGCGCTGACGGCTGAGCCGGTTGCGTATATTTCTGATAGTAATTTACGAGCGCTGGAGCGTGGTGTTGTTTCTGTATACGTCAAAAACAAGCCGGTTCTCGTGCGTCCATCGACGCTCTACCGCCTGCCACTGCTGGAGGGATTGAAATGATGGAATTGACCAAAGAAGAACAAATCCAGGCTATTTACGACTTAAATGTCGGATACACGCTCGGTCATGCTGATATCGCGATGCTGAAATCAATGGCCCGCCAGCTGCTTGCAGGGCTGGAGCAGGAGCCGGTGGCGTACATGTACAAAGATAGGCTTCACACTGATGCTCGTTTTAGCCTGCACACCCGATTTGGCAACTGGTCTCAGGAAGATATCAACGAGTACGAAATTACAGAGATCCCCCTCTACGCAGCACCACAGTTACCGAAGCCAGCGGTGCCGACATTCGATGAATGGTGTGCGGCCACGGATAACAAGCCATTGGGTTGGGTTAAAGACACGATGCGTGAAGCGTACGATGGGTGCCGCGCCGCCATGCTTCAGGGTGTCGAAAACGCCGAGACGCCCACCACCTTGCAGACCGCACCAGCTCTGGATTCTTCGCCAAAAATTGCCGAGTTGCCCAGCGGAAACTCTCCGGTTATTCCGGATGGTTGGGTGGCTTGCAGTGAGCGGATGCCGATGGATGGCTTTGATGTTCTTTGTACATCTGAGTTCGACGGTCCTGGAGACTGGAGGAGGAAGGTAGGTTATTGGCACCGTGGGAAGTGGGTTGTTTATGGAGCCTCATGGACTCCAACCCACTGGATGCCACTGCCAGCAGCACCGCAGCATAAGTGATGTATAATCCCCTCAAATAACCGAGGGGGTTTTATGTCTAACGAAGAAATGACTCCAGCAGAAAAATATAAAGCTTCAATGAAAAGACATAAAAAGTTCTGGAGGAAATCACAAATTGCAAATGCGAAACGGTTTGATGCTGGAGAGGTTGAATCTGTTGATGGTTTTAGATCTCCTTATGAGACCAGAAAGAAGAGAGGGAGGAGTGCTGACTAATGTCTGACTGGAATATTGCTGCAAAGCCGCAGGAAGAGCGCGACAAGGTTAACGTTGACCTGGCTGCCTCCGGAGTCGCGTACAAAGAACGTCTGAATATGCCGGTTATCGCTGAGGTGGTGATGCGTGAGCAGCCTGAGCATTTACGCGATTACTTCCTTGTGCGTTTACGCCATTATCGAGAGTTGAGTATCAGCCTTCCTAAGGCAAACGACCCCCGTTACATCAAGAATGAAGAGGTAAAGTAGCATGACTTCCGAGGTATGGAGCGCCGTAGCCGGTGTGGCATCAGCTATCGCAGCTTCCGTGAGCCTTTTCATAACATGGAGAGGGCTAGTCTATCAAAAGGCTTCGCTAATCGAGTCAAGGCGAAGAAATATCCAAGACCTGCTTAGTTATCAAGCAGAAAGGGCAAATTCATCATGCAGTGGGAAAACAAGCTCAGAATGGTCTTTCTCTGAGTTTGCAAACATTATGTTCGCTATCGATACCGCGAGAAACATGGTCGCACGGATCAAAGAGAGCGATGGCATTAGCAGGGAAGAGGCTGGAACATATTTTTTAGATTTACTCAACCAGCACATCGTAGCCACGTTCAAGCACGGCTCCCCTCCAGACGGAGCTTTTAAAAATAAAGGCTCAATCCCCGAGAGCCTTGAGGTCATTCAGTTGTGGAATCCTAACGCTCATTTTCTGGGTTTTACAGATGTGAATTTTGGCATAAGTTAACTTTGATTTTCTGAAATCAACCCGCCATAATCATGTCATCGGAGCCTGAACAACTCCGGTGACTTCTGCGCATTTAAGGGGACTTAAATGCGACCACAATCTGAACATCTTCACCTGTCACCGATGCAGAAATGCACCGGCGATTTTCTGCATTCTGCGTTACCTCTCGGAGGTGGCGTATGATTCTCCCAAAAGACGGCATAAAGCTACATCGTGGCAACCTGAATGCTATCACCCAGCACCTTCACCCACTCCTGAACGATGGGCAATGCTTCCGGCTTCAACTCAAGCCGTGGCGCGAGAAGCGCAGCCTGTCGCAGAACGCACTTCTTCACATGTGGCTGGGCGAAATCAGCGAATACCTGATTAAATCCGGCCGCACAGACGCTACCCCTGAGTGGGTTAAGCGCAACCTCAAGAAGACCTACCTCGGCTGCGAGGAGGTCACCTACACCGATTTCATCACCGGCGCAAAAGAAACCACCTGGGAGCCTCGCCACACGTCTCAACTCGATACCGGGGAGATGCATATCTTCCTGTGCAAAGTCGAGGCGTGGTGCGCTCAGTTTGGCCTGGCGCTGACCATTCCTAACGGTTGTGAATTCCAACAATTGCGCGATAAGCAGGAGTCCTAATGAGCATCTATCAACGCATCAACGGCGCTGACTGGCGCAATATCTGGGTAGTCGGCGATCTGCATGGCTGCTACACCAACCTCATGACCCAGCTCGGCAAGGTGGACTTCGACCCGGCGCAGGATCTGCTTATCTCCGTTGGCGACCTCATCGACCGCGGCACCGAAAACGTGGAGTGTCTGGATCTGATTACTCAGCCATGGTTCCGCGCCGTTCGTGGCAACCATGAGCAGATGATGATTGATGGCCTGTCAGCGCATGGCAACGTTAATCACTGGGTGGCAAATGGCGGCGGCTGGTTCTTCTATCTGGACTACGACAAAGAGATTCTGGCTAAGGCGCTGGCTCACAAAGCGGCCGAACTACCGCTGATCATCGAACTGGTGACCGGAGACCGGAAGGTTGTTATCTGCCACGCCGACTACCCGCACAACGAATACGAGTTCGATAAACCTGTACCGGAAGAAATGGTCATCTGGAATCGAGATCGCATCAGCGACTCTCACGATGGACTAGCGAAAGAAATCACTGGTGCCGACCTGTTTATCTTCGGCCACACCCCGGCGCGCGAACCAGTCAAATACGCCAACCAGATGTATATCGATACCGGTGCCGTGTTCTGCGGCAACCTGACAATGGTGCAGGTTCAGGGTGGTGCACATGCGTAAGCCAGCCCGCCGCAAGTGCAAAGTATGCGGAGAGAAGTTTACCCCGCAATACGACAACATCCGTTGGTGCTGCCCGGCTCACGGCGCTATCTACGCGCTGGAGCTGCGAGCTAAACAGAAGGTGAAAGAGGCGGCCAAGCGAATCAAAGCGCAGAAAGAGGTCGAGAAGGAAGGGCGTCAGCGTCGCAAGAAGAGACTTGCTGAGTTAAGAACTGCCGGGTACTACAAGGCTCAGGCTCAGCAGGCTTTCAATGCCTACATTCGCGCTCGTGATGCCGAACTGCCATGCATCAGCTGCGGAGAGACCAATCCACCCGATCTGCACGGCGGCCAGTGGGACTGCGGACACTTCAAAACAGTCGGTGCTAATCCAGAGCTGCGCTTTGAAGAGCGCAACGCCCATAAACAATGCAAATCCTGTAATGCCGGTGCGGGTAAGTACACCGCCAAAGAGGCGACGGTCGCACAGCAATATGAAGCCGGGCTGGTCGCTCGTTACGGGCAGGAATATGTCGACTGGCTGAATGCCCCCCACGAAATGACCAACTACCGCCGCGACGACTTTATCCGTATCCGCGACGAGTACCGCGCAAAACTCAAAGAACTGAAACGGCAGGAGATCGCAGCATGAACAAAATCCATTACCCATGTGAAACGGCAGCGATATTCCAGGACGTGCTGTTTGTCATGCGCGTTAACCACTACTCAGAGCTTCTGTGTGCCGCTGACAGGGCTGCAGAGTTCTATCTCAACTACTTCCCTTACGCGACGCTCGAAAGCATCCGTGACGGCATCCTGTATAGCTTCGGTGGCCTGTATCTGAATGACTACGAGCTGATCCGGGAGGCAGCATGATTTACGACCTCAAACTGCCGCACTGGGCATCGTTGCTCAACTGCCCGTTCTGCGGCGGTGAAGCGGAATTAGGTTCTGACGGTGATGGCGTCTATGCGGGATGCGCGAATAAACCATGCCTGATTAAGCCAATAACAGACACCTATCCAACTAAGCGAGATGCGATCCGCGCATGGAACCGGAGGCCAGCATGACGCGTGACCAGATAGCCCGATACCAGGCCGAAAGCGTGGAGCGAGCCAAGATGCCGCCAGTAGCAAAGCACAGACAGAACCAGACCAAAACCAAACAGCCAGAGAGGGCCGCAGCGTGAATACTCAATACCTGGAATTTGTACGCCAGCAACTGATCGTTGCGACTGCCGATCTGAGTGGTGCCACTAAAGGCCAGCTGGTCGCCTTTGCTGAAAACGCCATGTTCACTGCCACGCCGCGCAGCCGTTCCCGTGTGAAGGTGATCAACCCGGCAAACGGGAAACTGGTAAACCCGAGCAATCCGCCGATCCCCGGGCAGCAATCGCGCGCTAAAGGCTCACACATCCCTCTGGTTCAGCCGGTCGAATACTCCACCGCGTCGTGGCGTCGGGCTGTACTGTCGCTTGATGAGCACCAGAAAGCATGGCTGCTCTGGAATTACAGCGGAAAGGTCAGCTGGGATCATCAGGTCGCCATAACTCAATGGGTATGGGCTGCATTCCAGCCACGTATTGCAGGGAAGAGGGTGGCAAAGAAAACCATGTCACGCATTCGAGACTTTGTTTGGCTATCCGTACAGGATGTCAGGGCTGAACTGGCTGGGGAAGATGTTCTTGAGCACCAGAAACTGGCGGAGCTTAATGGAGTTAGTAAATCAACCTGGTCGGAGACATATCTGCCTCATTGGGAAGTGCTGAGAGAGATCTGCAAGGGGCTAGATAAGGATGCGCTGCTCTCCGTTTCGCGATCACGTTCACAACAAAAGGCGACAAATTACGGCCAAAGCATTGCAAAAACGAACTGAAACGCATATATTTCATGTAAATCTGATATTGTGCGATATTTGCGTTTATGCGTATTTTATTGGTGCTTCTCTTAATTTTGTCACCATATTCTTTTGCATCTGAAGTGAGTGCTTTAGAAAAAAGCATCAACTCATTTTGTGCTGCTGATGCAAAGCCAGAAAGCTTTAAGGTTTGTCGGGCTTATGTGAAGATGATGATCCTTCATGCGCACCATGTTGGGTACGCATCGGCGATCTGCATGGCCGGTAAATTGACCGAAGTTGATTGCAAGCAAATTTCGAATTCAGATTCCGATATAGAAAAACTGCTCGATAAGTAGTCGACAAATCCAATCATAAGCCTGAGGTTAACGCCTCGGGCTTTTTATTTGCCTGTAGCTCAGTGGAAAGAGCAACCGCCTTCTAAGCGGTTGGTCGCTGGTTCGAATCCAGCCAGGCGAACCAGAACCCACTACCTGGGACTATAAGCGCATAGCGCAACGCAGCACCCATCGATTGGCGGACCAGAACCCGCCTTTTTTACTCAGGCCGCAGACAATCACCCTCAGATGCCACGTAGCCCTCGTGTCTGACGGCCTTCTCTACACATGGACCACCTATGTCTGAACCTCTAACCATTGCTGGCGGTGTCACGTCCGCAACAATCGGAGTGACGTTCGCATCTCTGTTCCCCGAGGCAACGCCCGGCGTAATGCTGTGCGCGCTGGCTGGCGCAGCAATGTACGTTCTGACATCCGATCCACACCAACTGTGGAAGCAGTTCCTGTTCGCCGTCATCAGCTTTGTCGGCGGGGTATTCTTCTCGGTACCGATGGCGAAGATACTGGCCGGGGTGATTAACACCGCCCTTGGCCTGTTACAGCCTCCGGTGAGTATCGAGGTATCCCCGAATATTGGCGCGCTGGTTTCCGCTTCCATCTCTGTCGCAGTCCTGTTACGCATCCTCGCCAAATCAAAACGGGGGAAAATGCCGGGACTGGAGGAGGAAGGTAAATGACATGGCAAGCCATCGTTCTTGATGTAAACGCCATTATCTGCGCGCTTATCGCCATCAGGCTGATGTTCTTCAGTAAGAACGGAAAGCGACACCGTCCTGCCGTGGCATGGATGGCGTACATGATGATCCTCGCCGCCGGTTTTACGGCGTTTCGCATCCTCTACGGGAAATACCTGCAGGTCGATCCTGGCGAGCTGATGCTGAACATCGCTATCTGCATCGCCGTGTGGCGCTCCCGCGGCAATCTCGCCAAAGTTTTCCAGAAGGTCGGGCAATGACCAAAGACGACATATTCAACGCCATCCTCGGTAAAGAGGGCGGGTACGTTAATCACCCGAACGATAAAGGCGGCCCGACGAACTGGGGGATTACTCAGGCAACGGCCCGCGCCCACGGTTATACCGGTGACATGCGAAACCTGACCCGCGAGCAGGCTCTAAACATCCTCGAGGCCGATTACTGGTATGGCCCTCGCTTTGACCAGGTTGCAACTTTCTCCCCGGTTATCGCCGCCGAACTCTGCGATACCGGCGTGAACATGGGGCCATCGGTACAGGTGAAATGGTTCCAGCGCTGGCTGAACGTATTCAACAACCAGCAGCAGTTCTATCCTGACCTGATCGCCGACGGCCAGATTGGCCCGCGCAGTATCAGCGCGCTGAAGTCCTTCCTGGCGAAACGCGGCAGTGAAGGGGAGATGGTATTGCTCCGCGCCATCAACTGCAGCCAGGGTCAGCGATATCTCGAACTGGCAGAGCAGCGCCCGGATAACGAGTCATTTGTTTATGGCTGGGTACGGGAGCGCGTGAGCCTATGACCAGACTGAAAGCTATCCTGGCCGGTATCGGGCTCGCCATCATGCTGGTCCTGGCCGCATTTGGTATCGGTGGTATGCGTGGCCGGGAAAAGGCCGAAGCAGAGGCAGAAAAGAAACGTACCGACGAGAACGCCGCTGCCACCAAAGCAGCTGCAGAGCGTCGCGTCGAAGTTACCAGAGAGGCCAGCAATGTTCAGCAGACTGTTAGCCATATGCCTGATGACGATGTCGATCGCGAGCTGCGTGCAAACTGGACCCGCAAAGGTTGAGGTAATCGACACCGGCTGCGACTGGGTAAAGCCGATATACGCCACTGATCATGATTGGGATGTACTTGATAAGCAAACCAAGAAATACGTTCTGGCGCATAACAAAGCGTGGCAGGCGAATTGCCAACCGAATGAATACCAGGCCCATCATTAGGCGCATTTACGCTTGCGCCTAATGACGGTTACTCAATAAAAATCACCGGCGTCGGAAGATTCTGCCAAGAGCTGAAGCGCTTGCCGCAACTATTTCGGGGTCCGTTTTTTTTGTTAATTCAAGCAAGCGGCTAATTACTTCGTGCGTATTAGGGCCTCCTTCACCAAGAGCATAAATAGCGCCCAAAACAATTTGGTTATCTACTTTTTTAGTTAGCTCAATCAGCCGAGTGACTACAGCGTATTCCATTAAGACCTCCATTCTCACTTATGGGAAAAAATATGGCGCTCACCGACAAACAAGAAATGTTCTGTCGCGAGTACCTCATCGATTTGAACGCCACGCAAGCGGCTATTCGGGCGGGGTACAGCGAAAAGACAGCTAACCGCACCGCGTCCGAAAACCTGTCAAAACCTGACATCCAATCCAGAATTGCCGAACTGAAAGCGCAGCGCAATGATCTGGTTGGCATAAATGCGACATACGTCCTGAATCGTCTCGTTGAGATAGACCAGATGGACGTGCTCGACATCCTCAAAGATGACATGAGCCTGAGGGCGGTAAGCGAGTGGCCTTCATCATGGCGTCGTTACCTTAGCGGCTTTGATGTGGCCGAAATGTTCGAGGGGCGAGGGGAAGAGCGTGAAATGGTCGGGCTGCTTAAGAAAATTAAGTGGCCGGATAAAGTCAAAAACCTCGAGCTGCTCGGGAAACACATAGATGTGATGGCTTTCAAAGAGCAGGCCACTCATGAGCATACAGGTAAGAACGGCGGGCCAATCGAAATGGCGACGCTGACCAAAGAAGAATACAAGGCTGCCCGGCGGGAGATGTTGGAGGATGACGACTGCTGAGCAAAAGACATTTGCCCGCCGGGTAGAATGTGAAGAGGACGGTCTGTATTACGCGCGCTACTTCTTCAAGCAGCGCACCGGCGGCAAGATGATTGTCGCGCCTCACCACAAGGTGATTCAGCAGACGCTGGACCGCGTTATCGATGGTGAGATTACGCGCCTGATCATCAACGTCCCGCCTGGCTACACGAAAACGGAACTGGCTACCATCAACATGATGGGCCGCGGACTGGCGCTGAACTGCCGGGCCCGCTTCATGCACCTGTCCTATTCGCACAACCTGGCGCTGCTGAACTCCTCAACCGCGCGTGGAATGATTAAGTCGCAGGCGTATCAGTCTATGTGGCCCATGTCGCTACGCGATGACGCTGACAGTAAGGCGATGTGGTGGACTGAGCACGGAGGCGGCGTTTACGCGTCGTCAGCTGCCGGGCAGGTTACCGGCTTTCGTGCCGGACACATGGAGCCAGGCTGGCAGGGAGCGCTGATTATCGATGACCCGGTAAAGCCGGATGACGCTTACTCGGAGATCGTCCGTGACGGCGTCAACAACCGCTTTAACGAGACAATTAAATCACGACTGGCGATCGAGACGACGCCGATGATTGTCATCATGCAGCGCATTCACTACCACGATCTGAGCGGCTACCTGCTGCGGGGCGGTAGCGGTGAGAAGTGGCACCATTTGAATTTGCCGGTGCTCATCAACAATAGTCTGGCATACGCCGAACAGTACCCGGAAAACACCCACGCCATCCCGATTGACCACGGCCTGCCTGATGGCTGGCTATGGCCGTTTAAGCACAACGAATCGCACCGCGTATCGCTTTTCTCTCACCGGCGCACTGCCGAAGCCCAGTATATGCAGAAGCCTCGCAAGTTTAACGCTGAAGGCGCTCTGTGGACTGAGTCGATGATAAGCGCTGCGCATGACCTGCAAATTAGCGCTGATAAGGTGCGGACAGTCATCGCTATTGACCCGCAGGCGACAAATAGTGACGAAAGCGATGAAACGGGGATTATTGCTGCCAGTGCTTATGGTGCCGGAGATAAGAAGCAATTCTCGGTTGATGGCGATTACAGCGGGAAATATTCCCCAGCTGGGTGGGCAAAAAAGGCCATATGGGCTTATGAGCATCATCAGGCCGACGCGATTGTTATCGAAACCAACCAGGGCGGCGATATGGCGGAAGAGACACTCCGCAACGCCGGGTTCAAAGGTCGCATCATTCGTGTTCATGCCAGCAAAGGGAAGTATGCACGAGCTGAGCCGATATCCGCGTTATACGAGCAGGGCCGAGTGGCAAATCAGGGAAATCTCTACGTGTTGGAGAACCAGCTGATGGAATACATACCCGCCACTGCAAAGAAATCACCTGACCGCCTCGACGCGATGGTTTACGCACTGACTGAACTGAATGGATCGCAACCTGTTGGAATGATGATTCCAAAACGACTTCAGGGCCGATAAGATGCTTATTCACTTTAATTTGCAAATGGATAGGCCATGAAAATCGAATTTGATGAAGTTGCTGAAGGCCAGGTAAGGGCTACCCTTACACTGAAGCGAGTCCCTGGTGAATGTGTGCGTAGTTACGGGGTCTTTGCAGAGGATGAAGAAACTAGTGCAAAACAATTACTCGCTTGGATGAAGGAAGAAGGCAAGGTGCCGGAAGATTTCGAGTAAATTCATGCAAAACACAAGGTCGCCACGGCGGCCTTTTTTGTTGCCTAAATTCCACCAACGGACAATCCATGACTGACAAATTAACTCTCGCCGTCAACCATGCGTTGAACGATGCGCGGATGGCGCGCGCCCGTATGGGCCTGATGGCGCCGGCGATGGGGCTGGACAATAAGCGCCATTCTGCATGGTGCGAGTACGGATTCCCTGAGCAGATCACCTACGACAATCTCTACTCGCTTTACCGTCGCGGCGGTATCGCTCATGGCGCGGTGGAGAAGCTGGTTGGCAAATGCTGGCAGACTAACCCGGAAATCATCGAGGGTGACGACGCCGACGAGAGCGAAAATGAAACGGCCTGGGAGCAGAAGTCTAAACAGGTCTTCACTTCCAGACTGTGGCGCTCGTTTGCGGATGCAGACCGACGCCGCCTTGTTGGCCGTTATGCTGGCATCCTGCTGCACATTCGTGATGATAAAGACTGGAATCTGCCAGTTACCAAGGGCCGAGGGCTGCAAAAGGTTTCTGTAGCCTGGGCTGGTTCGCTGACTGTGGGTGAGTGGGATACCGGCCTGAACTCGAAGACGTACGGTCAGCCGAAGATGTGGCAATACACCGAGCGGCTGCCGAACGGTTCAAGCCGCAGGGTTAACATCCACCCTGATCGCGTGTTTATCCTAGGTGATTACTCAGATGATGCGATCGGCTTCCTTGAGCCAGCCTATAACGCCTTCGTGAGCCTGGAGAAGGTAGAGGGCGGGTCTGGTGAATCCTTCCTGAAGAACGCGGCTCGTCAGCTTAATGTCAACTTTGAAAAGGAAATAGACTTCAGCAATCTCGCGTCCCTTTATGGCGTGAGCATTGATGAGCTGCAGGAAAAGTTTAACGAAGTTGCCGGGGAAATGAACCGTGGCAACGATGTTCTGATGACGACCCAGGGGGCTACAGTAACACCGTTGGTGACTGCTGTAGCTGATCCGTCAGCGACCTATAACGTTAACCTCCAGACCGCCGCTGCTGGGGTGGATATCCCGACGCGAATTCTGGTCGGTAACCAGCAGGCCGAACGGTCCAGCACCGAAGACCAGAAGTACATGAACTCCCGCTGCCAGTCGCGCCGCGTAGACCTCGCTTTCGAGATAGAGGACTTCTGCGACAAGCTTATTGACCTCCAGATCGTCGACTCAGTCAGTCAGAAGGCTGTTATCTGGGATGACCTGAACGAACAGACCGGCGCAGAAAAGCTGAACAACGCCAAAACTATGGGCGAGATTAACCAGACCATGCTGGGTGGCGGTGATGACCCGGCATTCAGCCGCGAGGAGATTCGCACGGCTGCGGGCTATGACAATGACGACGAAGAGTCTTTAGGAGAAGAGGATGGCGACGAAGAAGACGAAGCCACCAATTCTACCGCGTAACTATCAGGACCCGACCGGAGCCGATGCGCTGGAACGCCGGGCAATGAAAGAATTCGCCAGGCGGATGAATAAGATTGGCAAAGCGTACAAATCAGCACTCGACAAAATACCTTCCTCCCTCGCAGTTAACGCCAGATACGAATACCAGCTAAACCCAACGCTACTCTCCATCATCCTGAACGATGCCAGTTACCTGGTTGATCAGGTGCTGCTTGAAGGTGGCGATTACGACCTGTGGTTCTACGAGTACATCGATCTGGCATCGGAGAAAGGGACCGGGCAGTCGTTCTACAACCTCAGCCAGCAATCCCAGGTGTATGCAGCAGGGCGTGAATCGCTGGCGTCAATCCTCGCAAGCGACCCGTACCAGCAAAGAATGGCGCTGGTGCATGCCCGTGTGTTTGAGGAAATGAAGGGACTGACGGCTGACGTTAAGCGAGATATGGCGCGCGTGCTGACTGATGGCGTGGGCCGTGGTCTCAATCCGCTGGACATTGCCCGCAACCTGACAGACCAGACCGGCATCGAGAAGCGCCGGGCGAACCGGATAGCACGCACTGAAGTGACGACCGCGCTGCGCCGGGCTAAATGGGATGAAGACCAGGAGGCGAATGACCTTTACGGCCTGAAGACGCTTCTGGTTCACATCTCGGCTCTGTCGCCGACTACCCGCCATACACATGCGGTGCGTCATGCTCGCCTCTATACCAACGAAGATGTGAGGGACTGGTACAGCAAGGATGGTAACTCCATCAACTGCAAATGCAGTCAGCAGTCGGTGCTGGTCGACGACGAAGGAAAGCCGGAGTACCCGGACACCATCACCAAACTCAAACAGGAATACAAAACGATGCAGGCGCGCGGTTACGCCTGGGCGGAGAAATAGCTATGCCTATGCAGGTCAATATCACCACGAAGGTGAACAGCCAGTCTATCAGGCGCGAAACATACAACGATCGCGAGCATCTGGTGCTGCCGAGTTACACGCTGCCGGCGAACGTCGTCATGAATGGCGGACTGTACACGGCGGAGGAAATCGACGCCCACTATCAGGGTCTGGAAGGCACTCTGGCTCCACTTGGTCATCCGCAGGTTAACGGTGAATTCGTTTCTGCGTTCTCGCCGGAGGGGTTGAACGTCGGCTACGTGGGTGCCTGGAATCGCAATGTTAAGAAGTCCGGCAATCGTATCTACGTCGAGAAGTGGGTGGATGTTGCCCGGGCGGAAGAGTCGGAAGCTGGTCGCGAGCTACTGGAGCGCGTTGCAGCTATCGAGCGTGGTGATGACGTCCCACCGATTCATACCAGCGTCGCAGCTTTCCTCGACCAGCTTGAGCCTAACGAGCAGCAGCGAGCCACCGGTGCTGGATGGGTGGCGAAGATCCACAGTATGGACCATGACGCCATTCTGCTGCATGAGGTGGGCGCAGCGACGCCGGAGCAGGGAGTAGGCCTTATGGTCAACGCAGACCTGGCGCAGCCGCTGAGGGCCAATTCAGGCGCTTTGGTGGGGGAATCCTACAGAGAGCGTGAGCAGCGCCTCGACCGGGCAGCCAAAGCTAAGTTTGCGTCCGGGCCAGATGAATACGCCTGGGTGGCTGACTTCACTGACTCTCAGGCTGTGATCATCCGTAACGGCGGAAACGCAGAGGTGTTTGGTTACAAGTCGGAAGGAGGTGCGATCACCTTCGACGATACCGGCACGGCAGTGGCGCGGCAGGAGTCATGGGTGGCTGTCGTCGCCAACAAATTCAAATCACTTTTCACACCGCAGGAACAGCCTGCACCAAACCACAAAACGGAGGGCGACATGCCTTTAACCAAAGAAGAACTGGAACAAATTGGCAGCATGATCGGCCAGGCTGTTGCGACCAATACCGAAGCGGCTATTAAGCCTCTTGCAGAAAAGGTTGATGCCCTGCAGGCCAATCAGCAGCAACTCGCAGAAACCCTGACTGCTAATTCCCGCGCAGAAGAGAAGGCAAAGCGTGAAGCGGTAGCAGCTAAACACGGTGATGTCGTTGCCAACGCGCTATCAGGCGATGCTCTGGACGCGATGTTTAAGTCGCTGGGCGAAGCAGCACCGCTGGGCACCAACAACGCACAGCAGTCGAAAGAAACCGGCGCACCTGCCGCAGAAGAACACTTCAAATAAGGAGCCGGACTAATGGCACGTTATCGTCGCGTTAATATCGACGGGCAGTCTCTGTACAAGACCGTAACCCGTCTTACGGCCGCCGCGCTGCTTCCTGGCACCGCCGCAACCATCAACTCATCCGGTAAGTTTGCTCAGGCAACTGCGCTGGCCGGTCGTCTGTACATCATTGATGTCGGTTACCACCAGGGCCTGACCATTACCGAAGCAATCCCATCCGGTGATTCGGCTGTTGGCAACTATGTCGAAGAAGGTCGTGAGCTGGCCCTGCGCTGCCTGCCTGGTGCGTACAAGAAAGACAGCCCGATTAAGCTGGGCACCGCTGGTCAGTTTACCCTGGCAACATCCGACACTGATTCTGTGATCGGCTACAGCCAGGATGAACACACCATCGCTGCCAGCACTACCGATTATATTCGCGTGCGTATGCGCGTTGGCACCGTCGCCGCCGCTAGCGCTTAACAAAAGGAACAACGCACATGTATTTCTCTAAAGACACTCTGGCGGCAAACTCCCGCCTAGGCGGCCACTGGAATGAGCTGTGGGCCAACCGCAACATGTGGAACCGTCAGCACGATGCCGTGATTGCTGCCAATCGCGCTGATATGACTGCTGATATGCTGGCCTGTAACGCAGTTGGTGGTTTCACCCGTGACTTCTGGGCTGAGATTGACCGCCAGGTGCTGCAGTTGCGTGACCAGGAAATCGGCATGGAGATCGTGAACGACCTGATCGGCGTTCAGACTGTTCTCCCGGTCGGTAAAACTGCCAAACTGTACAATGTGATTGGAGATATCGCTGATGACGTGTCAGTTAGCATCGACGGTCAGGCGCCGTTCTCCTTCGACCACACCGACTACGGCACCGACGGCGATCCGATCCCGGTATTCACCGCGGGTTACGGCGTCAACTGGCGTCATGCCGCTGGCCTGAACTCTGTAGGCATTGATCTGGTGCTGGATTCGCAGATGGCGAAGATGCGCAAGTTCAACCAGAAGCGCGTTAACTACTACCTGAACGGTGATTCCCACATTCAGGTGCAGTCTTACCCGGCTCAGGGCATTAAAAACCACCGCAACACTCAGAAAATCAATCTGGGTTCCGGCACAGGTGGTGCAAACATCGATCTGACCACCGCGACCATGACCGAACTCTTTGCCTTCTTTGGCAAGGGCGCGTTCGGCACCATGGCTCGCAATAACAAAGTGGTTCAGTACGATGTGATGTGGGTTTCCCCTGAAATCTGGGCGAACCTGGCGCAGCCGTATGTGGTTAATGGTGTGGTGAGCGGTAACGTTCTGAATGCTGTCCTGCCATTCGCTCCGGTGAAAGAGATCCGCATGACCTATGCCTTAACCGGTAACGAGTTCATTGCGTACGTACGTCGTCGCGATGTTATTTCTCCACTGGTAGGCATGGCTGTCGGCGTAGTTCCTCTGCCTCGTCCACTGCCAAACGTAAACTACAACTTCCAGATCATGTCTGCTGAAGGTCTGCAAATCACCGCAGACGATCAGGGTCTTTCTGGTGTTGTCTACGGCGCAGTTCTGGCATAAGGGGTCATCATGGCTAAATACGAAGTGATTCGCCCATGGAGCGGTGTTAAGCGCGGTGATGTGGTGGAGCTGAAAGAGCTTCATCCGGCGCTGAAATCCAACGTCCGTCTGATGCAGGGCGAGGCTGGCGGCCAGTTAACTCCAGCGACACCAGAAGGCGGCACCGGTGAAAAATCTCGCAAAGAGGTTATCCGGGAGCGACTTACTGAGCTGGGCATTGAGTTCAAAGGCAATCTGGGGGCTGAAAAGCTGTCCGAGTTGCTGCCGGAAGGCGAGCTCGAAAAGCTGTTCCCCGCTGAATAACAGCCGCCGCTAAGGCGGTTTTTTTATGCCCTCTCCGGAGGGCTGTCAGAGGCTCGCATGATCACCACAGAACAGGCCAAGGAATATCTGAAGTCAGTCGGTATCACGCTGCCTGATTTCATCTTAGAGGCGCTCGTAGAGCAGGCCAACAGCATTCAGGAATGCCTTGATGCGCATTACTCACCGGCTACCGCGCTGCTGATTCAGTCCTACCTGCTGGGAATGATGGCGCTGGGGCAGGGTGACAAGTACGTATCCAGTCACACTGCACCAAGCGGGGCATCAGAATCATTCCGCTATCAGTCCTTTGCTGACCGCTGGAAGGGCTCTTTAAACCTTCTGCGTGGTCTTGATAAGTACGGCTGCGCTACTGCCCTGATCCCTGCCGACCCGACAGCTGCGCCTGCATTCGCTGGCATTTGGATCGGCAAGGGCGGATGCATGTGCGGAGATAAGTGATGACGTGGACACCTGTAAGCGTCCGCCTGCCGCGTTCGTTCGCCCGGGTCTGGGTGCTGACTGATACCGGGCGGGAGACCACCGGATACGTTAAATCGAACGGCGAGTGGTTCATCAACTGTGAGCGCATCCGGGCGACTGGCGCGGTGGTGCTGCGCTGGAGGGAAGACTGATGTCAGCAACGGCTAACTGGTCCTACACCGCCAAAGCCACTATCTGGCGCAAGGGGGCGGGCGGCAGGGACGAAAACGGCGACCCCATAAACGGCTATGAAGCGCCGGTAGTCATCATGGTCGATTATGAGGGCGGGCTGTCAAAGCGCATCGGCAACCTGGGCGCTGAAATCGTCGTGAAAAACACCTTATGGACTGAGTACGCGCTGGCCGACGCTGGTGATTACCTGCTGATTGGTGAATCCACCGACGCAGATCCGGTTGCAGCTGGCGCTGACGAGGTGCGACAGGTTATCCGCTACGCCGACACGTTTGAGCGAGTGGCGGATGATTTTGCCATCTTGACTGGAGTCTGATCATGGGAATCAAAGTAAAGGGCATCAGTCAGGCGCGTAAAAACCTAAATGCCCTAGTCGGCGACATCCAAGGCCGTAAGACCATCAGGGCCATGCAGTCGGCGCTGATTATCGGGGGCTCGCAGGCTGCGCTCTATACGCCGATCGACACGTCTACGCTGCTGAATAGCCAGTTTCGCGACATAACCGTGAACGGCAATCGCGTGACGGGCCGTGTGGGATACTCTGCAGCATATGCTGCATACGTTCACGATCCAAGTGTGCCGCAGACTTTCCGTCGGTCCACTGCACGAAAAGAGTTCCTGACTAAAGGTTTTGAGGATATGCGCAGTCAGATCGATGCGGTGATTAAGAAGGAGTTATCCCTGTGACCCCTCCGATGTATAAACGTTTTCGCAACGTAATCGTTGATGCCGGACTTTCTACAGGCTACATCGTTCAGTCTCTTTTGTGGTCTGATTCCGGGAAGCTTGCTGATCGGTTCATTGTCTTCCGGCCAAATGGCGGCACGGCGATAGACCGCGACATGGCGGCTGATTATTACGTCCTTGTTGACCTTATCACGGGTAAGTCTCTTGGCGACAAATCAAAAGCTGAGGATGACGTTCAGGCCATCATTGACTATGTGAAAGCCAACCCAATGACAAATCGCTGCCTTGGGCAAATCTCTAATATGGGCGGCATACCATCTCCTGTAATGACTACCGAAGGGCGTATGGTGTGGCGCCTGCAATTTGCCTGTCTCTTCGGCGGATAGCTAAAAATCAACATCACACAAGGTCGCCCGGAGCGGCCTTTTTTATTATCAGAAGTGAGGTAAGCAACGATGCAAGGCTGCTCCAATAACGAACAACTAATTGGTCGCGCGAAGACGCTGGAACTGGCGTACGGATGCGCTGACATGGTGCCGGAGGAAGGTGACTGGAAGTTGATGGGCCTTCCAACTTCGGCTACGTGGGATTTAAGTCCTGAGGCGCTGACGTCTGATGCCGATAATGGCGGCTTCAGTTCAAACCTGATCTCCAGCCTCGATCCAACCTATTCGATTGAAGGTGAGGTGCGTGTTAAGGACCGCACGGACGAATTCGGCGTTCAGCAGTTCGTGAAGTATATCGTTGATGAGGTGCGCGCTCGCCGCCAGCCTGGTGTGTGGATGCGTTTCCATTGGGGTGATTATTATCACATCGGCTACATGGTTCCGTCTGGTGCCAGTGATGGTGGCGGCGTAAAGGAAATTGTCACCTACAGTTTTGAGTTCAAGCTGGCAGATGGTTCTACTTTCCAGATCACCGAAGCTGACGGCGATATCGCGGTAACAGGCGTGACGGTTACACCAACCAGCAGTTCTATTGCTGCCGGTTCAAGCACAACGTTCACCGTGAACATTGCGCCAGTGGATGCAGACAATAAAGTATTCACTGTTACGTCATCCGTACCAGCTCGCGCTACGGTGGCTTTCTCGGGTAATACCGTAACCGTATCAGCCCCTTCCGGTGCTACGGCGGGAACCGTGGTGATTACTGTCACCACTGATGATGGCGCATTCACGGCAACTCACACCGTAACTGTCACTGTGTAAGCAAAACAAAGGGCAGCAATCTGCCCTTGATTTTGCTTATGGGGGAAAGATGACACCAGTTAAAGAGTTTGGAGAATGCCTTATTAGTGTCGGAGATAAGGATTATTTTTTCCGTCCGTCACTCCTAGCGATGTCCAGTATTGGCGAGCCAGTGGAAATTGTTCAGACGTTTTACGATCTCTGTAATGATGAGGTGACTACTCTCATCCAGAAGGCGTCCAAATCCTACATCCAATCAGAATATGACCGCCTGCCAGAATGTCTCATTCGCTACATACAGAGCGGGATACTGAGTCGGAAGGCTATCATGGCTGCGCATACGGTTTTGTCCGCATGCTGCGAGGATGAAGTTGGAGATCTGATCGGCTGGATGAAGCCAGGTAAAAGCCGGAAGCGCGGCTTTATGTGGCGGCGGGGTATTATGCCGCCTCAGGAAATGGTCATCATCGCCCAAAGCCTGATGATGCACGGCATTATCGGCCAAGCCAAGTTACGCAAACTACAGCGACACGAATCGAACGAGCCAACCAATGAATTCAGGGCATCTGATTACATCATTGCTGCGCGCAACCACTTCAACATCAGCAAAGAAGAGGCCGCTCAGCTGACGATGACAGAGTTCCAGATGATGCTGGTCGCTAAATACCCTGAACAGAAGGGATACACCAGAGAAGAGTACGATAGCGCGGCTGATGATTACTTTGCGAGACGTAAGCGCCGGCAGGCAAAGGCTCTGTAATTTCTCAATTCAATGCATTTTGGATCGCCATGGATTGTCTTGAGGCTTGCTCAAATATGAGCAAGGTATTAAACTGACGACATCGTCAAGATTGCTATCGGAGGTTTTATGACAACATTTAGCTTTGTAATGCCACAGCAGCGCCGAGTGCGAGCTGAGATGGCTGCATGGGCAAATGGTCAGAAGACTCACTCTGTTAAGCTTGTGACTATCTCCCCGAAAAAGGCTACCGATATTTCTCGTAGAATGGCCGAGGCTATGTCAAGAACATGTGATGGTTCATTCGAAATCGCATAAAAGTGACTAGCAATAATCAAAAATACAAAGGAACAGTTTACCTTTCGCCAACCTTCAACGCTGAGATGCGGAAAATGGAAGGGGTTGGTGATTTTTCTTTGACTGATTTGAAAGATGCTTTTAAGCAGTACTGGGCTACCGGGTTCCATCCTTCTCTTGGGCAAGATTCAAGCTTTGCGAGACCAGAGGAGATACTCTCTCTGAGTATTCGAAAGGCTCATGTCGATCAAGGAACCTATCCTACAGATAAAGGTTACTCCGCTACTGAGGCTGCATGGACTAAATGGAGAACGGGGTCTGTAAATTCTAAGCCATCAAGTAATGCATATCTTATATACGCGGTTACTGCCGAAAGAGATGCTATGTTGACCGCTTTTTTATCTGATGATGCCCACACGACAACTGAAAAAAATGCCTATATGGATAGCATCATTGAAATCACCTATCGTTTCTATGATACCAGAAAATCTAAGCCAATGCCTCTCGATGAACATGCCAGCTTGTTCGACGATAAATGGTTAGAAGATTAAAACCCGCCACCCGGCGGGTTTTTGCTTTCTTAAAGACCCAGTCCGCCACAGCCGGTTTTCCCGTTTCCGGTCGATTGAGATCAATAAATCAGCGTTTGCCGTTGCGCCTGTGCTATTCCTGGGTAGGATGTTTCCACTTTTACCAATGGGGAATATGGATATGCGCACATTAATTTTAGTAGGCACGCTACTTGCGGCGCCTGGTGTTATGGCTGCTACAGATGCAGAAATTGTCAATGCGGTGAAGCAAAGAGCTGAAAGTGGGTTCTTTCCAAAAGACGTGAAAGTCGTTTCAGTAAATGAAGTTAAATTCTTCCCTGACGACAGAGACACAGCCTATGCCAGATTCGGAAACGTATGCGGCAAGGCAGATGTTGCCAAAGATGATAATAAAGCTTCACTGGTATTTATTGCCCCTGTAGTCGAAAAGGCAAGCCAGATTTCCATTGAAGTTCCGACAATATACGATCTCTCAAAACAAGGCGAGATTGCAGAAAAAGACATCCAAAATAGATGTAAATAACCAACAATTGAACATTGAAACCCGCTTCGGCGGGTTTTTTTATGCCCGGAGACAAGAATGGCTAGCAACGAGCAGGTTGGTAATATCGTTTATCAAGTTCAGATGGATGTCGCCGAACTCATTGAGGCTCAGCGGAAAGTAAATGATCGCCTTGATAAGATGGGGGGAAATTTTGACCGGGCTTCGGCGTCAGTTAGTCGCTTTGAGGGTGCGTTAAATAAGGTCGGTGTAGCAATTGCTTCTGCCATTACTATTGATACAGCAAAGAAGTTGATTGCTATCGGCGATGAAATGGTAACGCTACAGGCTAGGGTGACTCGCTTAAGCCCTGGTCTTGAGGCAGCGAAAGAGAACATGTCTGCACTTTCGGCTATTGCTTCTGAGACAGGTGGAAGCTTGGCTGAAACTGAGAAATTATGGGAGTCATTAACTACTTCACTAAAGGGAACTGGGGCCACAAACAATCAGATATTGCAACTGACATCCACTCTGCAAAAGATCGGAACCATTGGGGGTTCTTCATCTGAAGAGATGAGTAATGCATTGCGCCAATTTGGGCAGTCATTATCGAAGGGTGTTGTTCAGGCTGAGGAATTCAACTCAGTAGTCGAGCAGATGCCAGAGCTTGCTCGACAGATTGCGGCTGGGTTGGGAATTTCAATTGGCGAGCTTCGCCAAAGAATGCTGGAAGGCAAACTTACTGCTGAGGATATGCTTAATGCCATCCAAAGACAGTCTAAGTCCGTAAATGAAGAATTTGAAAAAATGCCGGTCAACGTCGATCGTGCAAAAAACAGCTTGGATGTCGCCTTCAGGAACGCGATTAATGATCTTAACCAAGCGATCGGGCTTACATCCACGCTTGCAGGATTAATGCAGAGCGTCGCTGACAACCTTAACTACTACAACAATAACGTTGGTGATTCATCCCGCATGCCGAAGCTGATTAAGCTTCAGCAGGAACTTAACGAAGAGATTAAAGATGGTCAGCGCTGGTATGAGTCGGACACTATATTTCAACAGCGAAGGGCTCAAGCTGCTTTCCAACTCAAACAAGTTGAAGGCGAGATTGCGCACATCCGCGCTAAGGCGTCAAAGGACGCAGACAATAACCAGTTCAACTCCCCAGGCACCAAAGGTGACGATGCGGCTACCAAAAAATTGGTGCAAAACTCAGAGCGCCGCTTAGCGCTTGCAAAGCTTGAGGGCGAAGCCAGAGCCAGGCTGCAGGCTCAATATGATGCAGCAGACGCTGGCATCACAGATCAGAAGCGCATCAAAGCTCTTCAGGATGAATACGCAGAAACCTATCGGGTTACCGAGGCGCGGAAAGAGAGCAACAAAGAGGGCAAGACCTCCGCCTCGCAGGCTGAATCCATTGCTCAGAAACTGGAAAATCTGAAACAGCAGGCAGAACTGGCCGCCGGTTCTACGCAACAACTGAGCCGCGAACAGGCCATCCTCACTGCCCAGCAATCCCTGGGTGCAGCAGCAACTCAAAAAGATCTCGAGCTTGCTGGTCAGTATGCCGCTGCAAAATGGGATACAGCCAACGCGCTTAAAGCCCAGGCCGCCGCCGAGAAGCTCCTGCCTGAAGCGCGCGAAAACGCCAGCTATAAGCAGGATGTTGAGGATCTGAATACTGCCCTGACCGCGAAGAAAATCAGCCAGGAGCAGTACAACGAGACCGCAGAGCGCCTTGAGACAACGCACCAGACCAACCTCGCCAAAATCCGCGCTCAGCAGGCAGTTACGCCCCAACAGGAAGCGGCTGGCACTGTTGACCCGGTGCAGCAACTGGCGAACGAGAACGCGCGTAAGCTGGCGCTCATTCAGCAGTACGAGCAGCAGGGCGTTTTAACCCACCAAAATGCTTTGGCGCTGCGAGCTGCTGCTGATACTGAATACGAGCAGGCGCGTATCGCCGCCCAGTGGGAGATTTACCGTAATCAGAGCACTGCTAATGAACTGCTGGCTACCTCGCTGGAAGGCCTGCAGAGCGGGGCAACCAACGCACTCACCGGACTTATTGACGGCACACAGAGCCTGCAGGAAGCAATGGCTAACGTCGGCTCCACCATCATCAACAGCGTGATCAGCAGTCTCGTAGAGATGGGCATGCAGTGGGTTAAAAACCAGGTGATGGGGCAGGCAGCGGCGGCGGCCTCTCTGGCTTCCACCATGGCGCAGGCAACAGCTGCCGCATCAGCTTGGGCACCTGCAGCAATGAGTGCGTCGATCGCCACGTACGGCAGCGCCGCTGCTGTTGGTCAATCGGCTTACGCAGCCTCTCTACTGTCAGCCAAGGGGTTAGCTGTAGCCGGAGCCCGCGAACACGGCGGCCCGGTATCTGCCAGCTCCATGTACCGCGTGGGCGAGGGTGGCAAGCCTGAGATTTTCAAAGCCAGCAATGGCAGCCAGTACATGATCCCTGGCGATAACGGTCGCGTCATCAGCAACCGGGATATTGGCGGTGGTGGCGGGGCGTTCCATTTCAGCCCGGTTATCCATCTAAACGGTGATTACTCTGCACAGCAACAAGCCATGATCGAGGCCGCAGTTAAGCGCGGGGCACAGCAGGGATACGCCATGGCCGTCAGCGATGTCGCCAGCGGTAAGGGCAAATTGTCCAACGCTCTCGCTACCAACTTCAATACCAGTCAACGCCTCACATAAGGAGTTCCCATGGGGATCAGCAGCACCATTGATTTCCCGCACCAGTACCTCCCAATGCCCCAGCGGTCCGGGCATGGATTCACCCCGGTAAGCCCTCTCCAACGATCCACCATGACATCCGGCCGCACGCGGCAGCGTCGCAAATACACCTCTGTCCCAACTGAGGCAGGGGTCTCCTGGGTGTTTAATGATGCCCAGTCGCAGCTGTTTGAGGTGTGGTTCAGGGATGTGATTACGGACGGCGCAGCGTGGTTCAACATGCGCATGCGCACGCCAATGGGCGTTGGTGACTACGTCTGCCGGTTCAAGGATATCTACGACGGGCCGGTGCTGTTCGGGTTGGGATTCTGGAAATTCACGGCAACACTGGAGCTTTGGGAGCGCCCAATCCTGCCACCTGGCTGGGGTAATTTCCCCGAGTTCATCGTGGGGCAGAGCATTATCGATTACGCGCTCAACAAGGAGTGGCCGGAAGCATGACCAGTCCAACCCTGAACAGGCTGTACGCCAGCGGCGGCAGCGAGGCGCTACTTAACACGTTGCAGATTACCGTCGGCGGGCAGGATTACTGGCTGGTCGAGAACTTCGAGGATATCACTGCAGTTACAGAGGCAGGGGCGGCAGTGACATTCCAGGCGGCCGCCATGGCCGTCGCGCTGCCGGCCAGGAACAAAGATGGCACGCAGGATCTGCAGTTCGCTATCAGCAACATTGATGGCATCGTTTCCACTGCGATACGCAACGCCCTGGCTGATTTGAAAAGTGGCACGCTCATAATGCGGCAGTACATCTCCACCGACCTGAACTTTCCTTCAGCGCCGCCTCTGGTATTCCAGATCAAAGACGGGTACTGGAAAGCGGCAGAGGTCCAGATTAAAGCCGGCTTCCTGAACATCCTCAAAACAGGCTGGCCGCGCTATCGTTACACGCTGCCTGTCTTCCCGGGTATCCGCTACCTCCAGTAGGAAATCACCATGTTCAATCCTGATAAATACCGTTCTGTCGAGTGGCAGAAGGGCGGGCGCGCTTACCCCGCGCTGGACTGCTTTGGCATTGTTAATGAAATCAGGCGTGATCTTGGCCTGGCGCCGTGGCCTGATTTCGCCGGGGTCACGAAGGATGATAACGGCCTCGACCGGGAGGCGCGCGGGCTGATGGCTGGCCTGACGCGATGTGAACCGGCCCCGGGCGCTGGTATCGCCTGTTATTCCGGCTCTGTGGTGACACACGTTGCCATCGTTGTCGAGATTGACGGACAGCTGCGCGCCGCAGAGTGCAATCCGCGCACCAATGTAACCTTTCTGCCGCTGGCGCGGTTTGCGCGCCGCTTTGTCCGCGTGGAGTATTACCAGTGACGATCCGAATCTATCCGTCCCGGCTACCGGGCGAACCGCTGGAAAAGCACGAACATGAAGCGATGACCCTTAGCGCCTGGTTTGCGCAGAACGTGAAGGACTGGGCGCCGGATCAGCAGCACCCGGTTGCGGTTGAAATTGACGGTGTTCCCGTCCAGGCGTCAGAGTGGCCATTGTGCGTTATCAAGCGAGAAACAGACGTCAGGATGTATCCGGTGCCGTACGGTACCGGCGCAGAAATCGCTATCTGGGTTGCCGTCAGCGTAGCCGTAGCCTCTGCGGCGTACAGCATCTACATGATGAGCACAATGTCTCAGGCTGGCGGCGGTGGTGCCCAGGCGGCCAGCGGCGACCAGATTGACCTCAACCCGGCTAAAGCCAACGCGGCGAAATTGGGTGACCCCATCCGGGAAATCTTCGGCAAATATCGCGTCTGGCCTGATTACGTCGTGCAGCCGGTCAGCCGGTTCGTCAACGAGACCAGCATGGAAACCAGCATGTTCCTGTGCGTGGGTGTCGGCGACATGGTGATTAACCAGTCCGATATCAGGATCGGTAATACGCCAATATCCGCGTTCGGTACCGATGTGCGCTACACCATCTACCCGCCTGGCGCCACGGTCTCCGGCGATACGCGTACCGAAAACTGGTTCAACTCACCAGAGGTCGGGAATACCGGTTCCGGTACTGCCGGGCTGGATCTGGGCTCAAGCGGCCCGGAGACGGTCAGTATTATCGCTGATGCGCTGGTTGTGTCCGGGAACTCCATCACGCTGGTTGACGTATCGTCGTCTGGCGATGAGGAGATCCCGCCGTCTTGGACTGTCGGAACAATCATCACCGTACTGGCGCCAAACTCTTATACGGTCGTGTCCTCCGGCGGTTACAGCGTGATTTATGGCGGGGTGGAGGAGCTGGCGCCAGTGGTCGGAATGCCGGTGTCCCTCAACTATAACGGCAACGACTACGACCTGGTGATCGCCAGCTATGCCCCGGGCGTTCCGGCAGTGCCGGGGGTGGGTGGCAGCGCCGCCAGAATCACCGCCAGTGCCGCGCCGACGACATACGATTTCAGCAGCACGCCTGTGACGTTCAGCATCAGCTGGCAGGGCACGACTTACCCGGTCTCGCTGGTGACCAACTATGTCACCATGTCAGGGCTGGTTTCTTCGATCACCTCACAGCTCTCCGGCTCCGGTCTGGTAGCCCGCGATAACAGCGGGCGGCTTGAAATCGGCGAAGCCAGCAGCCCTTATGCTGGCGGGTCCATCACTAACAGCCCGTTACCGGTTGCTGTGTTCGGTGATGCTCCGGTTAATACGGCAGGTGTGAAATCAACAGGCGGCACGGCGGAAGTCAGGGCGCACATTACCCTGGCCTACAACAGCGCCACCGGAACCCCATTCACCGGACTGCCGGAGGGCATTCAGCGCTTTTCCCTGGGTCTGGCCGGGAACCAGTTCCGGATAACGGCATTAGATAACCAGACGGTAACTGTTGAGCGGTTAACTGTTACAACAGGCTCTGGCGGTGAAACAATTACAACGCCGGATCCATCATGGCCTGGCTTCACTGAGCGCACGCTACTGGATGCGACCGTGACTGGTGTCAGCGACGATTACGAATGGGTTGGACCGTTCCTGGCCTGCCCCGACGGCGAAACGCTGGATGCATTCGAGGTGAACATCAACTTCCAGAGCGGCCTGGTGCGTTACACCGACCAGGGGAATAAGCGTTCCATGCCAGTACGCCTGGTGATCCAGTATCGCAAGGTTGGCACCACCGCCTGGCAGCAACAGTCTCCGTTCTATTCACGCAGCACCGAGAACCAGATTGGTTTCACTCATCGCTACAGCGTGTCACCGGGCCAATATGAGATCCGGATGCGCCGAACCGAACCGGTTAAGGGTGGCAGCACACGTGACCAGGTATTCTGGCAGGCGCTGCGCTCACGGCTTAGCAAGCGCCCCACGAAGTACGACGGTGTTACCACCATGGCGCTGACCGTGCGGACAGGAAACCGCCTGGCGGCCATGTCCGATCGCCGGATAAGCGTCACGCCAACCCGGATTTACAGCGGCGGCAGAACGGCGCGGAGCATCAGCGGGGCGCTTTACCACGTGCTCGAGTCGCTGGGGTTCACGGCCAGCCAGATTGATACGGCGGCGATTGACGCGCTGGAGCAAACCTACTGGACGCCCCGCGGGGAGAAGTTCGACTGGGCGAGCGGCGAGAGCAAATCAGCGCTCGAGGTGTTGCAGAAAATCACCAACGCCGGAATGGGATATTTCCTGCTGTCTGACGGGCTGGCGTCTGCCGGCAGGGAAGGGATTAAACCCTGGGTAGGCATGATCACCCCGCAGGAAACCACCGAGGAACTGCAGACCGCTTTTAAGGCCCCGTCACAGGACGATTACGACGGCGTGGATGTGACCTATATCAACGGCACCACCTGGGCAGAAGAAACCGTGCAGTGTCGCCAGCCTGGAAACCCTACACCGGTGAAAATCGAGAGCTACACGCTGGATGGCGTTCTGAACGAGGACCGCGCCTACCGCATCGGCATGCGCCGACTGCTGGGCTACCAGCTGCAGCGCCTGCAGCACACCACCTCAACAGAGATGGATGCGCTCTGCTATGAGTTCATGGATCGCATTGTGCTGGCCGACGATATCCCCGGCAGCCAGACGCTGAGTTGCCTGATTACGGATATGACGTATGACAGCAACAAAATCACCCTGACACTCAGTGAGGCGCCGGACTGGTCGTTTGAAAATCCACGCGTGATCATCCGCCATCAGGATGGCCGGGCATCGGCAATGGTCGTACCGACTCGCATTGACGACTTCACCATCTCGGTACCGTACAGCGCCGCGCTGGAACCAGAATTGTGGGCGATGAACGACGCGTACATTGAGCCGCCTCGTCTGCTGTTCTGCTCATCAGTTCGTGTTCCGTATGACGCGCTGGTGGGGGAAATATCTCCGGGCAATGACGGGATCAGTCAGGTTACGGCCATTCAGTATCACCCCGGCAAATATGCCTACGATGACGCCACTTACCCCGGCGACGCCGCTTAACAGCAAATCAAAATTATCTGACCCGCTACGGCGGGTTTTTTATGCCCGGAGCGAGCATGACCAAATACGCCACTAATAATCCAATAGGGTCAATGGATCCGAAGGACCTTTTCGATAACGCTCAGAACCTCGACTACGCTGTAAACGATATTACCCAGGCTATATGGAAGGACCGCTTCGGCAGGAACCGACCGACGATGTTCGGCATGGAGCAGTCTTTTTCAGCTCAGCTGCTCAGTCAGCAACAGCGTTTTGACATTTTTATCCAGAGCTCAGGATATGATGTTGTTGGGGAATATACCTCAGGCCCGCTAACTATTAGCGAATACAATCAGCTAATTCGCTATAACAACGAACTCTGGAAATTAACAGCCGCAACTGATCTCCCATTCACGACGACCGGTAATGACGCGGCATCATGGGTGAACGATTCCGCGCATTTCGTCAGTGTAGGTGATGCAGCATTGCGGCAGGAATTAGGCGCTCGCGGCGGCTCTGGTTTAATTGGTGACTCATTCAAACCAGCAACCTGGTCTCAGTTTGCTGGCGGCGCAGACCCCGCTGGCAGCTCCGATTCAACAGCAGCATTAATTTCAGCCTATGATGCAGCAGAAAGCGGCACGATAATCTTTATACCTAAAGGGATGTATAAAGAAGGCTCTGAAATAAAAGAGATCCGCTCAGACTCACTATGGCTAGATCGTGACTTCGGCGAAGGGGTGGGAGTAACAACTGAAACCCGAAAAACGCCTCTACTGATAACGGTTGGCAATCCCGACGAGCCAGTGCTTAGTTCTGAGCATACGCGATCAGGTATAAATATTACCGCCATCGGTCGGGGGGCACAGCATATCGACTGCATCCGTGCCACCACAATCAACTATTCGACCAACGGCAATGGCAATACCGCCATCTATGCCGCTGCACTGTCGGTTCCAGGTGCGCTTTGGACAGCTGCTCTGCATGGCGAGATCAAGCACCAGGGGAACAGCACTATTGCTGTCTCAGCCGAAGCAGCCAGCTACTCTGCAACAGGAACCTTCTACGGCGCGGTTATCAACAATACGACCAGCACCGCGGCAGAGACTCACCCTTCAACCGGTGCACCTGCAACATTACACCCATCAGCGACAGCCCTCTATATAACCGGGAGTAACCAGCGCGGGGAAATGGGGCAATGGATACGTGGCATCCGGTTCTCACCCCTTTCAATGCGCTTAACTGGCACCCTTGTTCGCGATGAATCAGCATGTGCGCAAGGGTGGTGGTCTCAAGCCTCTTCTTCGAAAACCAATGCGGATATTTTCCTGGAAGGGACGGCTCCCCAGGGGATTATTATCCAGGGCACCTATTCAACCGGCAATGGCATCCGGATGGCATCAGGTCTTGGCATTGCATATGAGGGGACAGGGGCCATTAAGACAAGGTACGAAAGCTCAACCCTGAGATGGGGGTTGTTCAGTGGCGCAGTTGAGAGGGTAACTTTCCACACCGCCACCCCTGGTATGTATTTCAACGGGGTCCGCGTAGTGGCCGGTCAGCAGGCCGCAATAAATAATGCAGCAGCTGGCACCGAGATTTCCACCATAAACAGCATTCTCTCAGCAATGAGAAATCATGGCTTAATCGCAGCGTAAACAGGAATTAAATATGGAAACAGTATCAATTACGTTTAATGCCCAACAATTATCAATCATCGGCGAAGCATTAGGTAACATGGCCTACCGAATTGCCGATCCTGTGGTGAGACACATTAATCAGCAGATTGCTCAACAAAACAATGAGGGATCTGCACACAGCGATGAGTCAAATAATGATGCTAATAAAAAGGATGTGACCGATGGCCTTAAAAACTAACGAAGCAACTACTGGACTCTATATTCGCGTAGAGATTCCCCGGGTATATGGAAAGTATCGTGCACAGTTCGATCTGATTCAGTACGTTGACCATCCAGTAACTGGTGAGAAAACAGAGATTGGGAGGGAAATGTTGGAGTGTGATTATGCTCTTGATGGACCGAACATCTTTGAGCAATGCTATGTTCACGCGAAAGAGAAACTCCCTTACGCAACGCTCGATTGCTGAAAGAATAACCTGCTTGCCTTCCTGGCGGCGGCATTGATAGGTGTCGCCGCATTGATCTGCACCGCCTTTAAAACTACTGTATATAAAAACAGTAAAAAGGAGTGCAGATCATGCCCCGCCGTTTTGACATTCACGTCGCATTTGTGGCTGCAGTACAGCAAAATCCCAAAGGCTATCAGTGGTTACGCACTGACGACTTCATCCGTGAGTTGCGCGCGAGAAACTGGCATTTCAGCCAGGCCGACGCCAACGAGTGGATCCAGCGCTATCAAGAGTTCTTCGTCGACAAGACGCCTGACCACAGTGAAAACCGCCTCTGGATGCTCCGCAACATGGGGAGGGTCTTGTAATGGGCTTTCCTTCACCGGCAGGCGACTATGTAGAGCAGCGGTTAACACCGGAGCGTATCTGCGGCATAGGCATGGACAGCCGCATCCTCGAGACGTCGAGTGGGTTCGCTGTTATCGAGCCGTGCACCAGGCTGGTACAGAATCAGGTTCTGCTGATTTTGTCCGGCGGACGGACTCAGTTTGCCCGGGTCATGGGCAGGGCGCTGATTTGTGATGATGGTGAAGCGATTGAGGGGGAAGCGGCGGAGGAAGTTGAAGTGCTGGGGCGCGTGACGTTCTTCATCAACAGCGTGATGCAAGATGACAGGGTGGTGTGATGGGGCATGGGTGGGGCATAAAGTTACCGCGAAACGACGTTAGTTCATTGCGCATGACAAATCGTATCGCGGCAACATAGCAGAATTTACCGCACTTCAATCCAGCATCAAGCCACTTCGTTAAAAGACTTAATAGTCTCCAGATGAAGACAGCCTGCAGCACAGGATTGCCAAGGAACGGGATCAACGTAATCACATCGTGACTGCTTAGCGAGCTGCCGATCCCCAGCATGATCCCGCAGAACGAGAGGAGCGCCACGGGCAGCATAAAGGTTTTACCCAGTTGCTGGAAAAACTCCCACAGCGATATTTTTTGTGCTGCTTTCGCCGTCAT